AAGTGGACAAAAACGATTTTGGTAATAGAAAACTATAAGGAGGTCGAGCAAAAATAGCCCTGCTGACACATTGTTGTACGACATTTTGCAACTCGCTGAAAAGCAGACCGAAATTACAGCTGCTCAGGCTGCTGTTGAGGATAACAAGTAAGATACTTGATTATTAACGATTTAGGCGGTAGGCTTTTCGCAATCAAGGGCTTACCGCCTATTTTATATAAATAATGCACGTGCGAAATGAGCATTAAATGTGCAGAATGAACGCAAATGTTGTACAATAGTTGGTGGGTTTTTACAACAGTGTTGTACGGGTGTTGTACAAATGGTATTGCCGAGGTGTGAGCGAGTTATGACAAAATGCACCTCAATCCATTGGAACACGATACAGACACTTTGGAACGCAGTTGATGATTAACGATAAAGAATAACAGATATGGCAACATTGAAAGCAGTAGTGAGAACGGCGAGGGCTGACGGTTTTTACCCTGTGTATATCCGGGTAACACATCATCGTGCATCTTCGTTCATCAAGACAGACAAGATGGTTACGAGAAAGGAACTGACCAAGACCAACGAAATCAAAGACCCCTACGTACTACAATACTGTACGCAGAAGATTTTGGAGTACAATGAACGGCTGAACAAAAAGGACATCGAACATTGGACGGCAAAGGAGATTGCGGAGTTCCTCACGAGTGGCAATGATGATATTTGCTTCTCTGACTACGCACGCACGCACATCGCACGTATGATTGATAATGGACAGGAACGGAACGCAAAGAACTATCAACTTGCGCTACAACACCTCGAACGCTTCACAGGAACGACAAAGGTGATGTTCTCGCACTTCACATCGCAGTTGGTGAACAGGTGGATTAAATCATTGGAGAGTACGCACAGGGCAAAGGAAATGTACCCTATCTGTATGCGGCAGGTGTTCAAGGCGGCGCAATTGGAGTACAACGACTATGACACAGGGCTTATCCGCATCAAGACCAATCCGTGGGTTAAGGTGGAAATCCCTGCGGCTGACAAGGCGGAGAAACTTGCTATTACTCCCGAGGCGTGCCGGGCATTCTTCTCGTTCCCTCTCCCCGACAGCAAGATGAAGTTCCCATTGACGGAGTTCGGACGTGATATTGCTATGATGGTGCTTTGCTTGGCAGGCATCAACACTGTGGACCTGTATAACCTGCGGAAGAAAGACTATGAGAACGGCATCATTCGTTACCAACGTGCAAAGACACGCAAGAGCCGTTCTGATGGTGCGTATATGGAAATGCGTGTGCCTGCAATAGTTCAGCCGTTGTTTGATAAGTACCTCGACACAACAGATAGCGAACGCCTGTTCAACTTCTATCAACGTATGGGAACATCGGACAGCTTCAATGCGAACGCTAATAGCGGCATCAAGCAGATATGCAAGGCAATGGAACTGCCGAAAGAGGATTGGTATTCGGTCTATACGTTTAGGCACACGTGGGGAACGGTGGCGCAGAACGATGTCCGTGCCTCTATATCGGACGTTGCGTTTGCGATGAACCATAGTAGCGGACACAAGGTAACACGAGGATACATAAAGATTGACTACTCCCCTGCGTGGGAGTTGAACGACAAAGTGATTGACTTCATATTCTTCTCCGGCAAGACTTCGACCAGAGAGCAGAAGCAGGAGGACACACATTTCAGATTGTCGTATCGCTTTATGGTGAATGCTGCCGCATATCACAATGGGCAGAACGTGGCAGAACTGACGGACGTAGGCTTCAACAATGTGGATGAGGTTATTGCCCGGCTCGTTACTATGCTTCCCGAGGATATTCCCAACCGCTCAATGGTGATGTTCAAAATCGTCAATCTCGACAAAAACCAAACTGTGGTGTACCAACGGCAGAAGGGAAAGGGTTTCTGACCTTTTTCGTGAAGCCACGAATATGATGCAAGCCTGCAAGGAGTTTTCTCTTTGTGGGCTTTCTCTTTTTCTTTTGAGCGCAATTTTTTCTTTTTCTCCTCTCAAAAAATCTTTCAAAAATTCTCTTTTCCCCTTTCAGTAGATGTAGTAGTAGATATATATTTACTATATATTCTATATACTTTCCTCTTCTTTGTTGCATTTTTACGGAGTTTATCCGAAGAAACGCCCCATAACTGTACATTTATTGCGATTATTGTACAGTTATACCCTATTTCTTCCGAAGTTATTGCTATAAATGAACAAGAATAAAGGTGTTGAGATGGCGTTATTGTGTGCCTAAATATGTGCTTAAAACATAGGTTTGCGAGGTGTATTTGACATCGTTTGTGCAGGAATTGATGTTATTTGCGCATTTATGTACATTTATGGGCTATAATTGTACATTTATCAGCATTTCTTCCGAAGAAATAACAATAATTGTACAAGAATAGCGGTGTTCATTGCTGACACCGCTACAAACAAACTGTATTTGAACTAACCTTTGAGGTGCTGACCTCCGCATCTAAAGTAGATGAGTTTAGATAAATCATTCCTCATCGTCAGAGAGTTCTGCCAATCTATCCTCGATAGTCTTTTTGTTCTCTACCGTCATATCGAGGGTTGTTGTCTGTAATTTTGGCGAAACATAAGCGGCGAACTTCTCCATTGCCGCAACTCTATCCTTTGGCTCCAACTCCGCTATATCATTCACAAAGGTTTCGGACGTGAAATAGTCGTCGAGCATCTTTGCGATTGCCCCACGTACTGCCGCAGATGCCTTATTGGGCGTTCCTGCCTGTCTCCCTCCTGTTTTCTTTCCCTTTGCCATTCAACTGTAAAAAGATAAAACGATGGCTCAAAGGTATGTGATTAGTTTTGCAACAGAAGTATAACTTTTAACAATTCATTTCATACGTATGGGACTTATTGGAAGCATTGTCGGCGGAGGACTTAGCGCAGCAGGTGCTATCTTCGGTGGTATCTCCGCATCGAAGGCAATGAAAAAAGCGAAGCGTAATGTTGAGGCACAGCGTAAGAAAAACCAAGATTGGTATGACCAACGCTACAACGAAGATGCGACACAGCGTGCCGATGCTCAACGTATCCTTACGCAAACCGAAGAGAGTATCAAACAGCGCAACAGGGCGGCGGCAGGTTCAGCAGCCGTTATGGGCGGTACAGATGAAAGTGTAGCGGCGGCGAAAGCTGCCAACAACGAGGCACTTGCTGACGCTACTGCGCAGATTGCGGCTAATGCTGATGCACGCAAAGACAGCATCGAAGCGACTTATCTACAAAACGACAACGCATATGTGGAGCAGTTGAACGCTATCGAGCAGGGCAAGGCACAGGCTATCAGTCAAGCAGTACAGGGCGTAGCAAACGCAGGTGCAAGTATCGCAGGCGCATTCTAAATCCATTCTCCTATGGCAACATTAGATGAAATTTTAGGCGGCAGTCCTCCCGATGGTGGAGGACACGCACCGAAAGGCTCACAGGAGTGGGCAGAACAAAATTCGGGAGAGAACGCAGGAGGAAGCGGCGGCAGCACACCACCGAAAGGCTCACAGGAGTGGGCAGAACAAAATTCGGGAGAGAACGCCCCGGTTTCATCTTCTCCTACCGCTCCAACACAGCCCGGAGCAAAGAGTAAGCCGTCATCAGGAGCAGGTGCGCCTGCCTCGGGTGGCGGTGGTGGCGGTTATGAGGAACTGTTCAAGAAACTCAACCCATACACCCCACCTACGGCAGAGGAACTTGAAAAGGAAAGGAAGAGAGAGAAGCGAGCGCAGATATTCGCAGCCATTGGTGACGGTATAACTGCCCTCTCAAACCTTTTCTTCACTACACAGTATGCACCGAATATGTATGACGGTAAGAATACTATTTCAACCGCTAACAAGGTGCGCTATGACAAATTGGTGAAAGACCGAGAGGAAAAGAACACGGCGTATTACAACGCTCTTATGCGTGCAAGACAGGCTGATGAAGATGCAGCCCACCGTGAACGTAGTTGGCAACGACAGCTCGGACTCGACCAAGAGGCACGAGATAGGTACAACGAGGGTATTCAGCACCGCAACGAGCGTGAGCGCATCGCCGATGAACGCTATACAAGCGAGCAAGAGTACAGACGTGGACGTGATGCGGAAGCAGATAGACGTTGGCAGGCAACCTTTGACGAGGACAAACGCCGTTCTGACCGTTCACACAACTTCCAAGTTCGACAGCATAATGACAATGTTTCCGTTCGCCGTGAGCAGGCAAGAGCAACGGCAGCACGTGGTGTTCGTGGTAAGCAACTCGGCTTTGCTGATGGTAACGGCAACCAAGTGGCAATCTACGAAAACGTATGGAAAGGCTCAATGCAACAGGTCTATGATGCGATGTTGGAAGACCTCGCACCAACAGATGAGACACAGCGCAGACGTTGGGAGAGTGAAATGAGACGTCTTGACACTCCGCAGAAGAAAGAGGACTATGTTAAGCAGAATTGGCACAAATCGCCAAAAGCCTCTCAAATTATGCTCACTCTCTCTGGTATTGACCCTGCCACTATGACAAGCGAACTCAATGATGATGTCGAGGAATACACTCCCGGCGGTGGCGATGATGAAGTGATTGATTATACACCCGGTAACAAATAATAACTATGCCTATATTTGAGTACAACGGAAAGAAGTACAATGTGAAAGACGAACACATTGACAGCTTTATGAAAGATTTCCCCGATGCTTCAACCATTATGGAGCGTGAGGGGAAGAAGTATCGTGTTAGGTCGGCTGATTACAGGACGTTTATGTCTGAACAACAGAACAGCGAGCCTCAACAGCCCGAACAGCCTGCGGCAGCACCTCCTGCACCCGAAGTGGAAGAGCCTGCAACTCCGACAGGCGAAACGCCGCTCACAGAACAGGATAAAATACGTTTCAGCGCAGGTATTGAGCAGATGAAACGCCGTACACGTCAGTCTATGGACGATTTCAACGAACGTATGGCAACAATGCGTGAGTACCACGAGAACGCACCATTAGGCGGCGGACAGACTGTCGAGGGACGTATGATGTTCAACCCTCAAAGCGGCAAGGTAGAGAAAACCTACATCACCCCACTTGGCAACAGGTACACAAGCAAGTGGCTTGCCGATATGGAAAGTTTCAGATACCGACAGGCGGCTGATATGTCCGTCAGTGGGCAGTTGCGCCGTGCAAGGTTGAAACTCGCAGAATTGCAGGCAAAGCGGAACGAGAGAGCCAGCGAGGTACACGATGAGGCTACGGAGTTCAATAACACCAAACTGACAGGATTAGGTCATGCGCTCATCGGAGGTCAGATGTATGTAGGTATGCAACAGAGCGACCCCGAGAAGAATGCTTTGAATGTGGCTATTCGTCAGACAGAGGAACTTATCAAAGACCTCGAAGAACAGCAAGACCGTGAACAGGGTGAAGATGTTGGCTTTTGGCGTGGCTTCGGTCGTATTGCAGGCGATTTCAGAACGTGGGACTTCGGTATGAGCGATTTGAGCGATGCAATGACAATGATGCACGCTGACCAACTTGTAGATGACAATGCGACCGAGGGCGAACGTGAAGCCTACAACGAAATGATGGGCGCACTCTACAACAAGGAACAGGCGGAGCAGGCGTATGGCGGCAATGCAAGTTTTTGGAACAGAGCAGGTGTAATGACAGGCTATATGCCGTCCTTTATGCTTGACTTCGTGATTACAGGCGGTGGTTTCGAGGGTATCAGCCTACTTTCAAAGGGTGGCACAAGAGCCGCCACAAAGGTAATCGGAAGTGAGGTTGTTGAGGAAATGGCAGAACAAGGCTTCAAGACCTATGTGCGAAACAACGGTGTCAGAGGTTTCGGACAGTATGCAGGTAATTGGACCATTAAGGCATTGGGTACAATGGGCGATGACTTGCTCATTCGTGCGCCGCTTATGACCAACACTGTGCAGGTTGGCAAAACAACCTCCGACATCATTGACCGCAAATTGGGTAATGTTGTCGTAAACGAGGACGGAACATACGATTTCAGCAATGATGAGACTTGGGGCAGTGCCATTTGGCAAGGCGAAGCCAATGCTATCATCGAGAACTATTCGGAAATGTTCGGCGCACATCTTGACCCTGTTGTTACATTCGGTAATATGAGCAAACTTGCCAATGTGGTAGGTGCTAAACGTCTCGGTGCTGTGCTTTCAAAGGCTGATGCAGGTGCTTTGAATGGCATTATGGGACAAACACACCAACTGTTCAACAAAATGGGTGTGAGCGACTATTTTGGCGAGGTTACAGAGGAATACTATGGTCAGATGTGGCGCACAATGCTCAATCTTGACGATGCCTATCAGCAAAACCCGGACGGAACACGCACCAACCTATTTGCCACAGGACAATTCCACGGTGATGTTTGGGGCGGTATGGCTCTTTCTATGGGATTGATGGGTGCAGGTAAGCACACTCTTTCGGCAGCACACTATACCTCAATGAAGCACAGTGTAAACAAGGCTGATGCACACGCAACAGAATTGCTTGGCAAAGAGGTATGGGAGCCGTTGAGAACATCGCTTGACCTTACCACCAATGAGGATATGGGCGCAATGGCAGAGGCTATTGTGAACGATAAGGACTTCACAGACGAAGAGAGAGCGGCTGTTCTCACCTATATGGAGCGTTCTATGATGATGAGAGGTTACAACCTCGGAACACTCGCACAAAGAAGAGGTGCAGCACAGGATGAGGACGTACAGGCTCTTGATGAAAGTTACATTGACGGTTACAGCATTGAGAGTTCGCAGGAAATGAACGATGCCAAGAATATGTATGACTATCAACGTCAGAGGGCATTGGCAATCATTGAAGAAGATTTCCTTGCCGACATCGAGAACGACCCTGCGGCACATTTGGACTACATTCGTAACTCCGAAGATTGGAGTGATGAGGAACGAGGCATTTTGCTTGACTACCTCAACTCAAAGCAGGTGTATGACGGTATGATACAGCGTGTGCGTGATGATATTGACGGACGCATCGACCAGAGCAACGCAATGGTAAATGCCCGTACCAACCGCACAACAGGTATGATACAGGGCGCAACGATGAAGCAGGACGACCGCCGTGTGTATGTTATCAACGGAAACCTTGTGCAGTATGCAGACGGTAGCGGTATTGACATCGAGGCTTCGGACAACAGTATCATTGTTCGTGATGCAGAGACAGGCGCACTTGAACAGGTGTCGCCCGATGCTATATTGAACATTGATGAGGCGTTAGACCCCATAACTGAAATGCAGACTGCCGCAGATGCTATCCGTCAGCAGTACGCACAGGAGGCAGCCAACAGGATTGATGGTGTTGTTACATTCAATCCGGGCGACACATACACCATTACAGGCGATGATGCACAGATACAGGTGCAGATTGTAGCCAATGATGAGGGTATTGTGGATAATGGGGACGGCACTGTAAATGTGTCGGACGGTACAAACGTGTTCCCCTTGGCCAAGGAGACCATACAGCAACAGGCAGAGGCGGCACAGTTGGCACGTGTGGCGCAGTTCGAGCAGCAGAGAGCTGCCGAGAATGCAGCCTATCAGCAGGCTATTGAGGAAGAAAGCAGACCGCAGTATGCCCTCAACGACCTTGTTTCCCTCCGTGATGAGAACGGAAATGCTGTTCGTGGCAACATTACTACCGATGCAGATGCAGACGGAAGATATGAGGTTTACACCGAAGCACCTATCAATGGCAAGCGTGTAAACCTGTTCACTCGTGATGAACTCGACAGTATGCTGATGGAGCATAACGGAGTGGTAATCGAGCAACCTGCCGAGAATGAGGGTAACAATGGTGGCGAAAATATTCCCGAAAATGGCAACATTGCCCCTCAAAATATTCCTGCAATGCAGAGAATACCAAAGGATATGCAGGGCAATCCCCTTTATGAGCAGACCGACAGCGATACCGCTTGGGACGCTATCGTTGAGCAGACAGAGGGCGATGAGGCTATGGCACAAACCGTAGCCGATGGAATGGTTGCCGACAAAGAGGCAGCTTTGAAAAAATTGGAGAAAGCCAAGTCGAAAGGCGGTGCTACCATTGCCGAGAAGATTGCTGCCGAGAAAGAACGCAAGGCGGCGATTGATGCGGCACAGCAGGAACTGAACATTTGGAAGAAGATTGCCGGTACTGCCAACCGCAGAAGAATGGATGCAGAAGCAGAACGCAGACGTGTTGCCGATGAAGCCGCAGCACTCCGCAAGGCAGAGGAAGAGCGATTGCGTGCTGAACGTGAGGAAGCAGAGCGCATAGAGCGTGAAGCCCTCAACGGTGTTCCCGATATGGTGGACGATACTCCACAGGACGCACGAGCAAGAGGTTACAGACGTGTCAGTGGGCATAAGATTGACCGCCAAGAGCCTTTGCAGGCAGTACAGGGTAAAGAGGTTGCAGTACGTTTCAGCGATGATGCCATTGCCAATGGTCGTGTAGCAGTCATTGATGCAGCCCAATTACAGCCGAGCCACATTCAAGGTGTGCGCAATCCTCTACACTTCATTGATGAGGCACAGCCGAAAGAGCGTAACGATGAAGCGAGTGTAATGTCGGCACGTAAGATTGCCGGGAACATTCGCCCCGAGGAGATTACTTCTTCCGTTACCGCCTATACAGGTGCGCCTACCGTGAACGCACGAGGAGAAGCCATACAGGGCAACAACCGTAGTGATGCGCTCCGTCTTATGTGGGAGAGCCACCAAGACCAGGCAGCGCAGTACAAGCAGTATCTGATTGACCACGCAGAGGAATTTGGCTTGAATGCCGATGATGTTGCGGCTATGGAACGTCCTGTACTTGTGAATATGCTTGACGTGGACGATGCAGAGGCTATCACTCTTGGTCAGTTCGTGGCACAGGACACCGAGAGCGGAGGAACAGAGCGTATCAAGCCGAAGAATGCTTTGCAGAAAATGGGCAACGATATGCGTTCATTCGCCAACCTGTTGTTGAAGTCCAACGATGAGGACACATCATTTGCAGGGCTTGTGGACAACAACGGTGTTGAGGTGTTGAAGTGGATGAGCCAAAGAGGTTACATCACTCCTACACAGTACAAGAGTGCTTTTGACAGCAAGGGCAACCTTACTGCCGAGGCAAAGAACGATTTGCGAGGTATTATGTATCAGAGCATCTTCAAGGGCGGCAGCACCCGACTTGAAGAAATGTTCAACGCTATGCCTGCAAAGGCTCAAAAGGCTATCCTTGCAACGGCATTCCGTGATTATGACAGCCCTAATGCAGACCGTATGATTGAGGAGATACAGAACTCAATCCGTGCGTTCTATGCCCTATCGCAAAGCGAGGACTTTGTAAACGCCAAGACGTTCAAGGATGCACGTTTGGCAGTAGAGGGTTGGAAAATTCAGTACCAAATTGATGATGTAACAGGCGAAAGTTACCTACCTGCCGAGAATTTCAGTAACTTTGCACTGCTTTTGGCAACGATGTATAAAGGCGACAACCAAAGCGTCATTCAAGGTACTTTCAACAAACTTTACGACCTTATTCAAGGTACACAAGAACCAAACCTGTTTGAGCAGCCGGACAACACGCCTCGCACGCTTGCACAGGCTATTTACGAAACATTAAACATTACCTACGATGGACAACAGCGAAGCAATGTATTGGTTGGCGATAGTTCAGCAAGCCAACGAGGGCAGCAAGGAAGCACAGGAAATGCTGCAACAGGAGAACGAATTGAGAGTGGAGAGCGGACAGCCGACAGTACAGGAAGCATTGAAGCAGAAAGCACAACAGGCAACGAAGCCGTATATCAACCCCAACCCGAACGAAAAGGACTTGAACAAACTCCTGATGGAGGACGGGAAACAGACGGCACAGGAGTGGCTGATGACGCAACCCAAGAAGTATTGGGAGCGAGCAACCGAGGCGATATACGAGTGCTTGAAGAGGGGTTGGACACTTCATACAGGGAATATTCAGAGTACAGCGAGAGAACTCGACGCACAACGGAATCCGAAAGGCTGGTAAGCCTTGCCAAACAGCACGGCTTATTCATTCCTGCCGAAGTTACCAAGACTTTGACAGGTAAGGTAGCAAAGCGCACAGGCGAGAGTGTTGTTTACATCGACACAGCAGCAGGCAAGGTAACAAAGGTCAAAGACCCGTACGCCAAGGCTGCAATGAAAAGCGGTGTTCAGCCCGAAGATGCCGCCTTTGAACACCTTGTGCATAATCTCCTGTTCCCCGAAACCGCCTACACATTGGAGGGTATCAGCGAGGAAATGGGCGATGTTCGCATTGTACTGTCGCAGGACTTCATTCAAAACTACGAACAACCTACAAAGGAACAGATTGCGGAAGCACTTGCCGCACGTGGATTGTTCCCGGAAGATAACTACTCTTTCGGTAATGAACTTGTGTCTGTAACCGATGTAGAGGGCGATAACGTGTTGTTGGGTGAAGATGGTACGGTGTACTTCATTGACCCTATTATCCGTTTCAAAAAGCCGTTGAGAGAGATTTTAGCGGCTCTTGGTGGTGCTGAACAGAAAGCACCTACCATTGGCGAGCAGATACAGGCAGCAGAGGCAGAGGTAAACACCAACCCTACCGAAGCACAGAAAGAGGCAGGCAACTACAAGAAAGGACACGTTCAGATTGGCACATTCAACGTAACCATTGAACAGCCGAAAGGCTCTGTACGTAGTGGCGTAGATGCTGACGGCAAGAAATGGGAGACCGAAATGCAGAACACCTACGGCTACATTCGTGGCACAGAGGGTGTGGACGGCGACCATATAGACGTGTTCCTGTCTGATGATATTGACGGTTGGGACGGACACAAAGTGTTCGTAGTGGACCAACGTAATGCAGACGGCAGCTTCGATGAACATAAGGTTATGCTTGGCTTCAATGACATCAACGATGCCGAAGCAGCCTATATGAGCAACTATGAAGAAGGTTGGCAGGGACTTGGAGCCATTACAGGCGTTTCCATTGAGGAGTTCGAGAAGTGGATAGCCTCATCACATCGCAAGACCAAAGCATTTGCAGAGTACAAGAGTGTCAAGACCACCGAGGGACAGAACGCATCGGCAGACAAGGATTTGCGCCGCAAACTCGCAGACTTCAATGTTGGCGATGTTGTGCGTGATTACTACAATCAGAAGTTGTACCGCATCAAAAAACACTCAACCAATGGTGTTTCTACCATTGCAGAACTCGATGCAGAGGGTAACGAGGTGGGTACTACCACAATGAACGCCCACAACAATAGCCGTTACAGCCTTGCCGAAGCACCTGTAAAGGCAGAGACTCCGACTATATCACAGGATAGTGAGCAAGTCAGCGACCAAGATAACGCACCATACACTATCGCTCCGGCACAGTACACCACCAAGAAAGGCAAGGTGCTTGATATGCACCTCGTGAAGTTTGCAGGCACTCTGACGAAAGAACAGCAGAGAGCAGCCAAAGAACTTGCCAAAGCCGAAAAGGGTTGGTATGACCGTGAGCAGGGTGGATTTATGATGCGTAGCGAAGAAAGCGCAAAGCAGTTGGCGGACACCATTCTGAACAATGACGATGCCGTGAGCGATGCACAGCCTGTATCTATGACCGACATTCAAGCGTTGAACAATGGCGATGTGCTGTTTACCGAGCCTCAACAGCCAAAGGAGCAACCCAAAGACGAAGAGTATCATCCTATTTGGCAATACTCTATCCACATTGATGCAGACGGCTACACTACTATTAGTCGTGATGATGTAAGCAGTGGTTATCCGATTGGTGATGCTCGTTTCAGATATAGCACAGATAGTCCAGAAGAAATGCTCGACATTCTCCGCAACCCATTGAACGGAATGCAGGAAGCATTAGAAGCTGTCGGTGTTACTCTTGAAAACAAGATTAAGACACGTGAACTTGACCGAAAGATTAAGGAAGAGCGCAGACGTGAGTATGAGGCTTTGAGAGCCAACGGCTACAATGGCTATAAAATTGGCGATGAAGTAATCTATAAGGGCAAGAAAGCAAAGATACACGACCTTGAAGAATATGGCGAACATCGTCCTGTACTTGATACAGGGCTTGCACCTGTTATGTATGAGGTTGCAGAATGGAGCGATATTCAAAGCGATACATCGTCTAAAACTATATTCTCATCAGCATTCAAAGACCTTGTTAGCGAAGATGGTAAATACAACATCCGTATAACAAAGGTCGATGGAGCAAAGCGTATAGTTACGGCAGACCTTAATACTGCTAATGTCGGTGGTGAGGGATTAGTTTTGTCTTTTGAAGAAATGACAGACATCCTTAATAGCGGCAATTGGCAGGAGAAGATTGCATCCGAGCCTAAAAACGAGGGGCAGTTCGGGCTTGTCAGCGATGAACGTATGGCTGAACTTAAAGACAGATTGCGCAAGAAATTGGGCGGACAGATGAACATCGGTATCGACCCCGAAATACTTGCTATCGGTTTGGAAATTGCTGTCGGACATCTTGATAGAGGTGTAAAGACCTTTACAGACTTTGCAAAGGTTATGATTTCCGATTTGGGCGATGTTATACGTCCATACCTCAAAGCGTTCTACAATGGAGCGAGAGAACTTCCCGAAGTTGTTGAGAATGGTTTGGCTTCCGATATGACCTCATACGATGAAGTGCAGAGTTTCGATGTTGCCAACTTTGACAAACAAGGCATTGATGCTTTTGCTACTGCTGAAACTGTAACAAGAGAAGCTGAGGTCGCACAGGAAGTTGAGGTCGCACAGGAACGCATCAAGAAAACACGTTCCGCAAAGAAAGAAACCAAGAAAAAATCCGTAACTTCGCAGGAACAAACAGGAGGTTTGTTCGACGACTTATTTGCTGAAACCAACAAGGCTGATGCAGAACTGCATCGCCAATTTGCAATGACGGTAAAGGCTGATATGCTTGCGGCTCTTGACAATGGAACAAAACCATACAGAAGCATTTTAGACCTACGCAAGCGTGCAAGCGAGTTGGGAATGGAGGTTGATAGTGACGGAAGAACCGACATTTTGTTGCAGGAACTTGTTGAGGACGGATTGGTTAGAGCCGCACGTGAGGTTATTGGTCGCAAAGGTAGAAACAGTCGTGCATCATACGATTTGATATGCAAACTCTATGAAATGCAACCTACCATTGCCGCACGAAGCAGTAACCGTATCAAGATGCAGCAGTACTCCACTCCTCTCCCAATGGCTTGGATAGCCAACCACTTCGCAATGGCAAACAAAGCAGGTGGCAAGGTATTGGAGCCAACGGCAGGTAACGGGATGTTGGTATTCACAGTTCCTGTTGAGCAAGTTCACGCCAATGAACTTGACGAGACACGATTGGATAATCTGCGAGAGCAAGGATTTGCAGAGGTAACACAGCAGGATGCAACAGAACCTTTCGAGGGTGGTATGCAGTATGATGTTGTTATTGCCAATCCACCCTTTGGAAAACGTGAGGCTGTGGAGTATGACGGAAAGATGATACCCGGACTTGACCCACAGATTACGTTGAACGCTCTTGCAAGTATGAAAGATGATGGCAGAGCAGCCATAATCATTGGTGGAAATATGGAGTATGCAAGCAATGGTGCAATCAAAAGTATGAAACCATTCTTTACTTACTTGTATGACCACTACAATGTGAAAGGTGTTATTGATATGAGCGGCGGACTGTACGCAAAGCAAGGTACTACGTTCCCTACTCGTATGATACTTATAGATGGTCGCAGAAGCGATGAGGAGCGAGCGCAGACAGCCGTATATCCTCCTGTGGAGAGTAAGGCTATTCGCAAGGCTGAAAGTTTTGACGACCTGTATGAGATAATTAACGAAGTATTAAACTCTAAGGAAAAGACAAATGGAACAGAAATATTACGTAGCCGAGAAAGGCAGTTGGCATCTGTCAATAACGAAACATCCGGGAACACTGACGGAGCAGGACATCGTGAACAACCTCGAAAGAATGATGATGTTGGAAGCAGAAGAAAACCAACAAAAGAGCATTCGGACGGAAGCGAACAGGTTTTACCAAGAGAACGTAGAACGAATAATGCAGATGGTGAAACCCGGGCAGAAACTCCAAGAGATAACGCAGGAGGAAGCAGAAGTGTATCTGACACTGACATTCAGCGAGTGGGAACAGAGCGAGTTTCCACAAACGGAGTGGGATTAAAGCAGACTCCAACCGAACACAAGAAACGTACTCTTACAGATGAAAAGAGTGCGTATCGTCCTCATAACAGTGCATTTTCACTTAACAGCGTTGCCCCTGCTGCAATGGTCGAGGCAATGGACAATGTGCTAACTCAAATTGAAGCACAGCACGGTAGCATTGACGAATTTATCAGAACTGAACTCGGATATGACACCGTTGAGGAAGCACACCAGGCACTTGCCGCAGAACAGATGGATAGTGTTGCTATGGCTATCTATCAGATGAAGCAAGGACAAGCACTCATTATCGGCGACCAAACAGGTGTTGGTAAGGGTCGCCAAATGGCAGCACTTATTCGTTGGGCAGTTCAACGAGGTGAGAAACCTGTATTCATCACACAGAAAGCAGACCTATTCTCCGATATTTACCGAGACTTGGTAGATGTTGGAAGTGGAGACCTTGTGCCGTTTATTTTCAACTCTGACGGTGCAATGGTTGATAGCAAAGGTAATACAGTACACAAACCTCTATCTTCCACTGAAATGGCAAAAGTATTTGCATCGGGAACATTGCCCGATGAATATGACTTCGCAGTGCTCACCTATTCACAGGTAAATACAGGCGATGCTGTCAGTCAGCAGGAAATGGAAGAAGCTGCCAAAAAGAGCGGCGCACGTACCAAGAAAAGCAAGAACGTAAAGAATGGCAAGGCTACACCAAAGGCTACATTCTTACGTGCCATTGCAGAGGATAATTATCTGTTCCTTGATGAAAGCCACACGGCAGCAGGTTCAAGCAATACAGGCGCATATCTCCAAAGCATTCTACGCACCGCAAAAGCAGCCACATTTGCAAGTGCTACATTCGCAAAGCGTCCCGACACAATGCCTTTGTATGCAATTCGCACAGCGATGAGCCAAGCAAAGGTTGAGCCAGATAAAATGATTAGTATCATTGAAAAAGGCGGTGTAACTCTGCAAGAGATTATGAGCCGTGAATTGACTAATGCAGGGCAAATGGTACGCAGGGAGCGAGATATGAGCGATGTTATTACCGATTGGAAAACAATTACAGACCCCGAAACCGTTAGACGTGCAAGAGAGAACTACGACCGTACCATAGCGGCATTCAATGCCATCATCAAGTTCCAAGAGGACTACGTAAAGCCGATGATTGAAGCGTTGGATATGGAACTCGCAGTTATGGCAGAGAGCGCAGGTGTGAAGCGAGGCACAGATAAAATGGGCGTTGAGAACGTGCCATTTGCAAGCAAGACCTACAACTACACCAAGCAGCTTATGCTTGCCCTCAAAGTTGATGCTATTGCAGATGAGGTGGAAGCCGAAATCAATGCAGGTCGCCACCCTGTTATTGCGTTGGAAAGCACAATGGAGAGCAGCATTAAGGACTATGCCGCAGGCGAAATCATTGATGAGCCTACATTCAGTGCAAGCCTACTGAAAGGACTTGACACCGTTATGCAGTACACCGTAAAAGATGAGGACGGTAACGAACGCCACGAGCGATATTCTCCACAGGCATTAGGTCCAGCAGGAGAAAAGGCATATTACGAGTTGCAGGACTTCATTCGTGAGAGTACAAGCGACATCTTTATCAGTCCACTTGATGCCATTATCGAGCGTCTGCACGAGAAAGGATACAAAGTAGGTGAACTGACAGGACGTAATATGTATGTTGAGCGCAACGATGACGGACGTGTCGTTGTCAAGCGTAGAACCGACAAGGACAAAAAGAGAATGCAGCGAGAGTTTAACAGTGGTGTCCTTGATGTTCTTATCCTCAACAAGTCTGCATCAACAGGTATCAGTCTGCACGCATCAGAGAAATTCAGCGACCAACGTCAGCGTTCAATGATTATTGCACAGCCATTGAGCGACATCAACGACTATATGCAGATGATTGGACGTATAGACCGCACAGGACAGGTGCATAGAGGTTACTACATCAACCTCGGTCTGCCTGTTCCTGCCGAAAACCGTTTCTTGATGATGCTTTCTACCAAGTTAAAGTCTTTGAACGCTAATACCACGACCTCACAGGATAGTGAAAGCAACGATGTAGAAGCACCTGACTTGCTCAATAAATACGGTAGCCAAGTTGTTGTAGAGTATCTACGAGATAATGTGGAAATCTATGAGAAAATGGGTACACCTTTGAAGAAAGGCGGACTTGGAGGCGGTCGTGTGCAAGCAAGCGAACTTGATGAGTACAAGCCACAGGAAGATGATGCACGAAAAGTTACGGGATACGTAGCCCTTTTGACCACAAAGGAGCAAGAGGAGTTTTACGATGATGTGGTAAGACGTTACAATGAATTGATTAAGTACCTCAACGATACAGGTAGCAACGATTTGAAGATTAACGTAATGCCACTTCGTGCCAAGACGATAGAGAGACGTGTATCATCAGAAGGCATTGACCCGAACGGCAGTAATCCTTTTGCACGCAATTCCTTTGTGGAAAAGGTGGAAATGGACGTATTGAGAAAGCCGATGAAAGCCGATGAAATACGCAAGGTTATTGAGCAGATAAACCGAGGTGTTGCCCCAGCTGAATACTTGGAAAGTGTCATCGAGATAATCCGTAAAGAGGACGAAGCGAGAATTGCCGCAGAGGAAGAACGTTACGAGAAAGCAAAAGCGAAAGCCGTAGAGGATATTGCCAAGCAGACAGACAAAATCAACGGACAGAAGAAACGTAGCGAAGAGGAAAAGCGTGTTGCCATAGAAAACTTTATCGCAGAGACTAACGAAAAGGTTGAAGCGAAGCACAATGACAATATTCTACGCCTCAACCAAAGCAGCGACCAGATGATGCACCGCTTGAGAATGTTTGAAGTTGGCAAGTCTTATCTTGTGCCGGATAACCTTGAGTCGATGATTTTTGACTTTGCCACTCCTGCTATTTTCTGTGGATACAAAACAAAGGACAGCAAAATTACAGCCTCAACAACACTTGCGGTATTTGCTACCCTTGACGGTCGCAGACGCATTGAAATCAAACTGTCGCAAATTGATGCGTTGCGAAGCATTGACAAGATGACCAATGACAATTGGGATGCTGCACGTGCCACTACGCTTGATAATTGGGATAGTCAGATACCAAGTGAGACACGAAAGACAGGTTTCATTATGACAGGAAATATCTTGCAGGCTATCGCCGATACACAAGATGAATACGGAGGCTATCCGGGACAGCTCATTAGTTATACTGATATTGACGGTAATGTTCACGATGGTATCTTAATGCCCGACAAATGGAATGCATCAATGCTCAAAACAAGCGGTGCGCCATTGAGTAGTCGTTTGCAACAGATAAAAGACTATACGCCTATAACAAGCCACGATGGAAAGGTTGAAATTATGGGTAGCAGTTGGGCAAAGATGTTCTACCTCACTGTTCCTAAGACAAAGAAAGATGGTGCTGTTTACTATGAAAACAAGACCTTGCTACGTGCCGCAGGTGGAAACTTCTACCCTTATCGTGGAAAGTTGCGTGCGGATATTCCCGAGGAACGTATAACAGAGGTTGTTAAGGAACTTACCAAATTGGGCGTAAAAGTCAAGGAGGAACACCATAGTGATGATGCCTTAAATCGTGAGGGTGTCGGCTCATATACTGATGATGAGTTGGCTTTGGAGAGCGACCCTGTTTCAAAGCCAAGAGGAACGAGAAAGCAGCGCAGGGAGTTTGCACAGCGTGAACGTCAGAGAATGGCAGAACGTGTGGAACGCCTTGCAAAGAAACTGCATCTTGATAATGTTGAGGTCGTAACTGATGCAAGTACATTGGAGGGCAAGAAACAGCGTGCAAAGGGTTTCTACACAAAGAGTACAGGCAAGATAACTATTGTTATCCCTAACCATTCAACTGCTTTTGACGTTGAACAGACTTTGCTCCACGAGGCAGTTGCCCACTATGGATTACGTCAGTTGTTCGGAGAGCATTTTGAAACATTCCTCGACAATGTATTCAACAATGCAGATGAGGCTATCCGTCAGCGTATCGTTGCCCTTGCTGCAAAGAACGGCTGGGATTTCCACAAGGCTACGGAAGAATATCTTGCTATGCTTGCAGAGAACACCGAATTTGAGAACACCAATGCAAGTTGGTGGAGGCAGATTAAGGATTTCTTCTTGAATATGCTTCACAAGATAGGTTTTGAGGATTTCAGAGGAGTTACTCTGACTGATAACGAACTTCGCTATATCTTGTGGCGCAGTTATGAAAACCTTGCAGAGCCGGGCAGATACCGTAGCATATTGGGCGAAGCTGCTGATGTGGCTAAACAATACGAGTTGGGTGTTGGTAACTATTCAGATACCAACCTCAACCCGAATTTCGCCGCCGAAAGCGATGATGACCTCTATCGTGATGGAGACCCCAAAATACACGAAAGGGAATTGGCACGAGACCGTTATGAAAGACGTGTCAAGACAGGTATGTTCCAATCACAGGAGGCATTGCAGGATAGTATGCTCGGACTGAAAGAAGCAATGCAGGCTATCCTTGGCCAAGGAACAAACATTGAAGATGTGGACGGCTTCGAGAATGCTTATTTGGGCGAAAACCGCCTGTCGAGTGTGAACAAAGCCGAAGCAGATGCTTTCGCACAGACATTGTTCAAGCCAATGCTTGATGAGGTTGCCAAACTTTCCCGAAATGAGGCAGAGCGTGAGGAACTGACCGATTATATGATGGCTAAACACGGACTTGAACGTAATGCGTATATGCGTAATGAGGCTATCAATAACGGTGCTACTGATGCAGACCAAACCGACTATGCAGGTTTAACAGCCTTAACAGGTATGGACGATGTTGCCGATGCCGAAGCGGAAGCACAGCGCATTGTTGATGATTACGAACAGGCACACGACACAACTGACCTTTGGGAGAAAGTCAATGCCGTAAGCAAGGCTATTCTTCAAAAGTCATACGATTGTGGAATGATGAGCAAAGAGACATTCGATAAAGTTTCGGCTATGTACGAGTTCTATATCCCATTACGTGGCTTTGACGAAAAGACAAGTGCAGAGGCATACGCTTACCTGTCGCATAAACATAGTGCTTTCAATGCTCCTATCAAGAAAGCAGAGGGACGTAGGTCAAAAGCCGATGACCCATTTGCCAACCTGCAATCTATGGCAGAGGGTGCGATAATGCAGGGCAACAGAAACAAGTTGGTGAAACAGCGTTTCTTGAACTTTGCCCTCAACCACCCGAGCGACCTTGTGAGCGTTAGCGACATCTGGGTAGAATATGATGCAGTAACCGATGAATGGAAACCTGTATTCCCGGACAACATCGAGAGTACAGACACCCCCGAAGAGGTTGAGCAGAAGATGCAGGACTTTGAGACAAAGATGGAGTCATTGGCACAGCAGTACCCCGACCAATACAAGAGAGGTAAAGATGCTATCGGCATTCCTTACCGCATTGTAGAGAGCCGAGATATGAGACAGCACCAAGTTGTTGTGAAGCGTGGCGGTAGAGATTATGTAATCACTATCAACGGCAACCCTCGTGCGGCGCAGGCATTGAACGGACAGACCAACCCCGACAATGATATGTCGGGTGCTATCGGTGCTATTCTTCGTGCAGGAGAAAAGATAAACCGTCAGTTGAGTGCGCTCTATACCACACGTAACCCGGACTTCATCGTATCGAACTTTATGCGTGATATGCTCTACACCAACAGTATGGCGTGGATAAAGGAAAGCCCGAACTACGCTCTGCGTTTCCACAGGAACTACCTAATGGTAAACCCTGTTACAATGAAACGCTTATTGGCGAAATATCGCAAGGGAACGCTTGATATGAGCAACAGGACCGAAGCAATGTTCCATCAGTTTATGATGAACGGAGGCGAAACAGGCTATGCCAATATCCGAGACATCGAGCAGCATAAGAACGACATCCGCAAGGAACTGAAACGAGCAAACGGCAAACTGAAACTTGCACGTGCTTGGAGCCTGCTTGCAGAGAAGTTCGATGAACTGAACAGAGCTGTTGAGAACTGTGCCCGATTTGCCGCTTTTGTAACCTCTCGTGAAATGGGCAGAAGCATTGACAGAGCCATTTACGATGCAAAGGAGATAAGTGTAAACTTCAACAAGAAAGGTAGCGGAGCGAAGTTCTATGACAGCGTAGGACAGACAAAGGCAGGAAACGCAAGTGCATTGGTATCGGGACTTGGTCGTAGCGGTTACGTCTTTTGGAATGCCGCCATTCAAGGTACTACCAACTTCGGGCGACAGATGAAGCGACACCCGGCAAAAGCCTTTACAGGTGTTGCGGCAATGTTCCTGCTTGGTGCTATCGTGGCATATTTGGGTGGCGATGATGATGAGGACGACAAGAACGCATACTACAACCTGCCCGAGTATGTGAGACGTAGTAACATTTTGTTCCGTGCAGGCGACAGTTGGATTTCCATTCCTCTGCCTATCGAGTACAGAGCGTTCTACGGAATGGGTGAACTTATGACCTCTGTATTCAGTGGCAAGGAACACCTTACAGGTGGCGAGATTGCCGAGGCGGTTTTGGGACAGGCTACACAGATATTGCCTATTGACTTCTTGGAGGGTGGCGGTGGATTGAACGCTTTTGTTCCGAGTGCTGCCAAACCATTGTGGGAAGCCTACGTTGCAGAAAAGAGTTGGACGGGTATGCCACTCTATAAGGACACTCCTTTCAATAAGGATATGCCGGAATGGACGAAAGCATACAGCAGCACCAATAAACACATCGTGAACTTGGCGGCAACTCTGAACGAGGCAACAGGTGGCGACCCATACACAAAGGGAGCAATCGACATCAACCCTGCCAAAGTTGAGTATATGCTAAACGGTTATTTCGGTGGAGTGTTCGGTACTATCGACAAACTGACAAAGACTGCTGAAACGATTGTCGGCGACAGAGAGTATGACCCTCGTAGCATACTGTTGGTAAACCGACTTGTCAAGGCAGGCGATGAACGTACCGAGTACCGTGCCGTAAATAATGAGTATTTCCGTTTGAAAGAGGAACACGACCGATTGAAAACCCGATTGAGACACTATGAGGAAGATACCGACAACGGCATCTTTGACTATGCCGAGAAGATAGATTTCCTCTACAACTCGCCCGAATACGAGCGTTACGAAATCTTTGAGGACTACCGCAAGGACATTGACGACCTCTACGATGAAATGCAGGAGGCAGTCGATGATGAAGAGCGCAAGGACATCGAAGCCGAGTTGAACGAACTCAAAAAGGAGATGATACAGGAAATGAACACAACTCGCAAACGTAAATAGTTATACTTGAAAAGAATGCTTGGGGTAGTACCTTTGTGGCTATCCTAAGCATTCTATAATATTCAACGATTATGCATACAGAAAAAGGAAATAAAAGGTTATTGTCTATGAGCCGTATCGCTCCCAAGCGTGATACGGAAGAGATAGACACCGTAGCGATGTCTTCCCGGCAGTTCGGCGACCGCAGGGCGTTCGATGTGCTGATGGAAGCGCAGCACTATTGGAACCAGATGGAGGATTTCCGAAAGGACAGAGAACGCAACAAGCGTTACACCTATGGTTTCCAATGGGACGATAAAATTTGTGTGGACGGCAAGACTATGACCGAGGAAGAGTACATCAAGAGTCAGGGCAATGTGCCGTTGAAAAACAACCTTATCCGCAGATTAGTCAAAAGTGTGCTTGGTGTGTACCGCAGTCAGAGTAAAGAGCCGACCTGTACCGCACGAGACCGAGACGAACAGAAGTTGGGCGAAACAATGAGTACCATTCTGCAATGCAATATGCAACTTAACAGAATGACGGAGGTGTATGCCCGAACAATGGAAGAGTTTCTAATCAGCGGTTTTATAGTACACCGCAAGTCATACGGTTGGCGTAATGGTAAGGAGGACTGTTGGACGGACTATGTTCAGCCAAACAATTTCTTTATCGACAACAATATGCGTGATTTCAGAGGTTGGGACGTTTCGGTGCTTGGCGAGATACACGACATTTCATTTGGGCAGTTGTGTGAGCAGTTCGCCACATCACCCGAGGAATACCGCAAACTCCGTGAAATCTACAAGTGGGCTGCTAAAAAGGAATACATTGCCTCGTATGCAGAGCGTTTCGGATATAGCCGTTTGCAGAATTACGACTTTCTGTTCACGAGCGAGCCGGGACGATGCAGGGTTATCGAGGTGTGGCGCAAGGAACAGAAACCACGTTGGCGATGCCACGACTACCAAAATGGCGACATCTTCAAGATTGACGTTGAGGACTACCAAAGGTGTGTTGTAGCCGAGAACGAGGAGCGTAAAAGAATGGCAAAGGCTGTCGGTATGCCCGAGGAGGAAGTGCCATTGATTAAAGCCACTTGGTTTGTCGATGATTATTGGTATTTCTACTATCTGTCCCCATTCGGAGACATCTTGAAAGAGGGTGAAACGCCATACGAACACGACAGCCACCCATACGTATTCAAGGCATATCCGTTCATTGACGGTGAGATACATTCGTTTGTGGCTGACGTTATCGACCAACAACGATACACCAACCGACTGATTACATTGTACGATTGGATAATGCGTGCAAGTGCGAAAGGTGTGCTGATGATGCCCGAGGATTGTTTGCCGGATGGTGTCAGCATTGACGATATTGCCGAGAGTTGGACCGAGTTTAACGGTGTCATTGTCTATAAGCCGAGCAAGAGCGGCAAAGTGCCGGAACAGGTTGCCAACAATTCGACAAACATCGGTATTGCCGAGTTGCTGAATATGCAGTTGAAGTTCTTTGAGGACATATCGGGTGTTACAGGTGCATTGCAAGGCAAGCCCGGATTTTCGGGCGAGAGTGCTGCACATTACCAACAGCAGACACAGAACGCCACCACTACATTGCTTGACCTGTTGGAGTGCTTCAGCGGCTTTGTTGTGGACGGAGCGTACAAGGATGTCAAGAATATGCAGCAGTTCTATGACAGCAAGAGAGTATTCAACATTGCAGGCAAGAGCGGCGCACAAATCGAGTACGACCCGAAGAAGATACGAGACGTGGAGTTCGATTTGAGCATTACAGAAAGCACAACGACACCTGCATACAGACATCTTGCCAACGATATACTGTTGCAGTTGTGGCAATCGCAGGCAATCAGCGTAGAGCAGTTGCTTGAACACGGAGACTTCCCATTTGCTGATGAATTGTTGCAGAGCATCAAATCGCAGAAAGAGCAGTTAGCGCAGGGCAAAGTTCCTGACGGTCTTTCTCCCGAACTGATGGCGAAAGCACAGCAGGGAGCCAATATGCAAGCTGTAGGAAGATTGCACAGCGCAATGGCAGCATAAAACAGAGGGCGTATAGATTGGTTTTTCTATACGCCCTCTTTGTTTACTTCTTTGTAGAGTGAGAAATGTCTTCAAGATATTCTACGACATCATCTAATGTTACAACTTTGTCTTCGTGGCAGACAGGCTCAATATTCTTTGCCATTGCCCAAATGCCATTTTTCTTGCCGATTGTTCCCTTTGCATTATCTGTGGCATTGGGGTTGTTGGTTAGCGTTGCTATACCGTCAATGTTTCCGTACCTGCCCATTCTTCTTTGATTTAGCGATTGCTTCCAACCAAGAGAAGTATTGCTTCTTCTTCAATGCTACTGCTTCGGCAGACAATTCGCCTGCTCCATTGCGATATGGTGTGCAGTAGAAACACTCCACTTCAAGGTCTCTTACGAATGTGTTGTAATTGATGTAGTGCTTCTGCTTGAGTTTACGGAAATTGTTCCTATCCATAATGACAAGTTGTCCGCTTGTACCACTTGTTGGCATTACATAGTAACGCTGTCCGTTCTCACTGTGTGCCTTGTCTGCTTTTCTCACTGCCTCACGCAAACGAAGAGAGGCTTTGAATTTCTTGAAAATGTTCATTGTTCTGTTGTTATTTAGTTAAACTTATATTGTTGCGGCAGATACCGCCTTTCTCTTCTTGGTTATAAACCTGCCCACACGAGGAACAAATCTCGGCAATTCCATTTCAAAGAAACAGATGTGCAGACCTATTGCACGTGTCATCAGCAAGTCATCGTGTTTTCCTGTAATTGCTCCGAATGCTCCGTTCGGTTTCTTCTCATAGCACAAGTATTCGTCCAGGCATCGTGCATCACGTTCGGTATAGAGGTTCTCACGAATGACCTTTACGAGTGTGGATATAATCATTGGTTTTGTTGCAATGTTGGTGTGGAAGCCATAATTCTTTGGCAAGCCCTCACGTATTGCCTCCTCTGACTGCTTGCGTGCATAGAGGTTGGGATAAATATCCTTAATCTGATTGAGGATAAACTGTGATTGGTCGCCGTCCACCTCACGCTCCTTGTCGTGTGTTTCGAGCGTGTTGCTCTCTATCACAAGCAGGGAGTTGTCATAGAACGCTGCTATCTGTGCCGCTTTCCACGCCAACAAGTCAATGTCTATGTGTCCGTACCATTGTGCCACAACCGTAGGTTTTCCACCCTCTGCCATAAACAGACGGTCGAGAACGAGGATAACAGAGAAGTCGGCTTTGTTGGAACGTCCTCCGACATCGACTATCGTAACATATCTGTCTGTTACAATCTCTTTATCGTCAATCTCGGGCATTTCCCAAATGTGGAGCAAGCCCTGTTTATCTTCGGTGAAGCGTAGGTTTTTCAAAGCATTTTTGCCCTCATCTTCATCGGCATACACCTCACCAATGTAGCGAGGTGGGCGACACGATGGGCGCAGCTTCTCAACCTTGTATTTGTCGAACACTCTTGCTCCCGAATGTACGAAAGCCTCAACATCATCTGACGGGAACTCTGCCGCCATCAGTCCGTGGTCGGTGTACTTTGCACGCTCCTGTATGTACCAATTTATTGCTTCGAGGGTTGCGCCCTGTTCCCATAACCACCACAGATATTTTCCGCTCTCCTCACGAACTGACGGAACATTGTCGTTCTCACGGTTGGCATAGAGCATCTGTGCGAATATCTCCACATCATCGAGAGGCAAAGAATACTGCTCAATATCAAACCACGAAACGAACATCGCTTCAAACTGTGATTTTCCGCTCTTGGCATCGTCATACTCCTTTTGGAAGAAGTTACCTGTACCATTGGCGGTACTCTCATATACAATCATCGTGTAAGGACGGAGCAATACACCCGAGCAAGCAGAGCGCACAATATCTTCGGGCTTCTTTCCCTCTGTTGCTTTCCACAGTCCGACCTCGGAAAGATGCACGAGGTTATAATCACCACCACGACAAGAGTCCGGGCGTTCTGCTGTACCAATCTTGATTTTGCAGTTACGCTGTGGTACACGATGAATACTGCCCGACTTACCAACGCCGACCAATTTAGGCTCATTCTCATTGTATGCCTCGCCTAACTTGTGCAGCATTTCCACAGGATAGTTCTTAATCATACGGTCGAACATATCCTTGATTTCGTCAGAGCCTGCGCCTTGATGTGCAATGATAAGCGAGTTCAAACCGACCTTGTGAACGAGTTGCAACCACGCCATATACAACTGCGATGTGGTTGAGCCGCCCCATTGTCGAGCCTTCAAGAGAACAATACGAATAGGCTTGTTTGCCTTGCGGCGTTTTTCCAAACGTGCAATAAACCTACGTTGAGGACGTGTGAGGCGAAATAATACATCTTCGCCACCACCTTTGTTCTTGATATATACAAATGTAGCCGCCCAAAAGGGAAAGTCGTGTCTGTTTCTGATGCGTACAAACTGACTGATAACTTTTAGTCGGTCGCTTTCGTAGTCCTCCTCTTCGTTTGCTCCGAGTTCCTGCAAGAACGCTTTAATGGAGCCGCATTCCGCAAGTTGCCGTACAAGCGGCACTTTCATCATTTCGATAGGCAGGTATTGTGTGCGTATGGGGAAGTCATCAATAACCACCTTAACACGCTCACCGACCGAGCCGAAGCCGCTAATCGGGTCGAAACGTGCATATATCTCCGCATTACGGCGGTTGTTCTCTTCGATGATATTGCGTATTGCGATGTTCATATCAGCCAATCTTTACAGGTTTGTTCAACAATGCCACCGCCCCACCTGCCAAATAGCAGTACAGGTGTACCAACGCATTGGTATTCGGGAAAAAGAAGCCTGCCACAAGGTATGCAAGCATCCATAACTGATAATATGCTTTACGCTGTACCTCGAACGAGATAGAGCCGAAGAGTGCAAACACAACGCCCGACAAACCAACGGTAGGAATGTCGGACAGACAAAATGACGGAACTCCAACTGCGATGATATATGCAAGGGTAAACCGCCATAGCGATATGTCATAGATGAATATGACAGAGAGCAGACACCACGCATTCAGCGTTGCGTGTAACAGGTTAGCGTGATAGAACGGATAAAGCATACGACAGCCGAGTCCGCACCCTGTATAGATGCCGACCGCAGACCAATCCGCCATATCCTGCAAAGAGAGACAGAACACGAGGATTGATATTAAAAGCGACGTAGCCTTTGCTGCTTTCTTCTTATCCATTCTTTCCTCGCTTTACAAACCATAATTTTGGCACTGCCGGGTGTGAGATAGAATTTCGGTGCAGGCTGAATGACAACCATTGCACAGAGTTCAGAAGTAGTCTTATCGGGATATTTCTCACGCATTATGGCTACACGGCGGTAGATTTCTTCGTACATCTCACGTTTGGAAGCACACATCTTATCCAAACGTGCCTCTCCCCTCATCATCGCAGAAATGACAAGAGCAGCACGAATGTCGCTAACCCAAAAACGGCGTGATGGCATATTGACAATGTTGTTGTACACATCGGGCATACGGATATAGTCGCACGATGCAAGATATTCATCGTACGCCCTCATCAAGTCGTCTGAACGCTCTTGTGAGTACTCCATCAATGCACCCTTATGCTTCATCTTTCTAACTCATTGCCGACTTATTTATGTTCCAAAGTTACACATTGGAGCGTAAAAAGATAAACATAACAAGCGTTTATTTCGGACTATTTTTGCTTCACAGTTTAGTAAAACATCTAAATATTTACAGTATATGTCTAAGAATACGGAAGTTAAAAGCAATCGAGACCGATACACGGAACGATTGAAAGCGAAGTATCCCGACAAGGAATTTGCCGATGATGAGGCGTTATTCGGTCAAATCAATGACGATTACGACAGTTACGACAATGAATTATCGGGTTATCGTGAGCGAGAAAAAGCCCTTTCAGACCTATTCGCAAGCAATCCACGCAGTGCAGCTTTCCTTACCGATTGGCGAAAGGGTGAAGACCCTATCATCGGAATGGTGCGCAAATTCGGTGATGATTTCAAGGCAGCACTTGAAGACCCCGAGAAGCAGGAGGCACTTGCCGCCGCCAATAAGGAGTTTGCGGAGCGTATTGCCCAAGAGGAGCAGTATGAGGGCGAGTATCAAACCAACATCAATGAAACCCTAACCACACTCGAAGCAATGCAACAGGAAGAGGGATTGTCTGATGAGGACATCGACAATGCTATGGATTTCCTTATGGGTATTGTTCGTGACGGCATTATGGGCAAGTTCACTCGTGAGAGCGTGATTATGGCACTCAAAGCCATTAAGCACGACAGCGATGTAGAGCAGGCAGACCGTGAGGGCGAAGTTCGAGGACGCAACACCAAGATTGAAGAGAAGTTGCGCAAGGGTAGCAAGAGTGACGGCACAGCCAACCTCAGCAGCAAAAACGGAGGTGGCAAGGGTGCAGCACGAGAAATGCCCGATTTAGGAGCCATTGACCAGAACTACGGTACTCAAAATATTTGGGAACGTGGCGGAGAGAAACGCAGACCAAACAAGTAACAGTCAATTTATTTATTCACTTTTCAAAATTTTACAGCAATGAAGAAAGCAACAAGTTTTCTGTGTCGCATCTTGCTAATAGCATTAGCATTTGTGACGGGCGCATCGGGCGGTGTCTTTATGGCTAACGCCTCCGAACTCCCCGATGCAGGTAAGACAGTAGCCGGTGCTGATGGCACAGGCGGAACGGACGGTATCGCAACGGAGACCGTAGGTAGAACTGAGGGCGACCCAAATTTTTATTTGAGCGATGTGGACAAACGCATCGTGAAGATACGCCCGATGGCAACCCCTATCGACCAAATCAGCCGTTATGCGAAGTCGAGCAGCACGAACTCGTTCGAGGTCAAGTATTACAGCGTAGGCACACGAGAAATCAAGTGCAGCACAAGCGCAAAGGTTACTGCTATGACCGCAGGCGCAAGTGTATCGCTCCCTGTGGACGACCTCAATATGTTCACTTTGGACGATACTATCCGCGTAGTAGGTGTGCCTGCCAAGACTAAACCCGATGGAACGGCGTACACTTCCGAAGACAGCCTCATCCCCGACCTTGTATTGTGTGTATGCGGTAAGGACAGCACTACCAATCTGCCTACCGTCTATGCAGTAAACGGTACGATGGACAGCTCTACCAAGCAGCCTATCCTTGTACCCGAAATTCCACAGGGAACTACCCTTGTGCGTATGGGTAAGGCTTGCGGTGAGTTGGACGTACAGACAGGACGTTTCAACAACATTCCTATGCCGGAGACACAGTACTGCCAAAACTTTATGATACAGGTTGAGCAGTCCACCTTCGACAAGATTGCGGCCAAGGAAGTGAATTGGAATTTCTCTGACATTGAGGAGGACGGCGTATATGATATGCGTCTTGCTATGGAGAATACCTATCTGTTTGGTGTTAAGAACGTCATCAAGCACATTGCAAAGGACGGTATGAACACTTGGTTTACAGGCGGTATTTGGTGGATGGCAGGTAAGGACATTGAGGTCGGCGAGTGGGACAGCGACAAGAAGTGTGCTGTTATCACAGATGAAAACCTCGTGGATATTACCAAAGACCTCTTTGTCGGTACAGGTATCGGTAACAAGCGTAAAATCCTTTTCTGCGGTAGTGATATGCTCTCTGCTTTCTCAAAGATTAAGAGTGAGAAGTTCCGTCTGAAAGACACCGTAGAGGTTTGGAACTTGAAGTTCAAGTCTTGGGATACCGATTTCGGCGAGGTACTCACCATTCATCACGAGTTGTTCGATGTGAACGGTATGAGCGACTGCGGTTTTGCAATGGACCCCGAATACTTGTCAAAGAAAACTCATATCTCTTGGGCAAGAAACGTACTCGACTTGCAGAAGGCAGGTATTCGCCGTACAGATGCCGTAGTTATTCAGGAGGTAAGTTGCTTGTACTTGCGCTATGCAAAGGCACACGCACGTATGAAACTTGCCAAAGCACCTACTGCTGCGGCAGCATAATCAAGAGTTATCAACTAATTCAGCAACCGAGGGATGGGCGTAGTCCCGTCCCTTTTTTAATTTTCCAAAGTATATGATTAAGACCTACAAAGCGAACACCAACGTCAGCATCAACGTGGTGCTTCCAAGCAAGAAGAACTTGCACATTTCGTTCATACCCCTGTCAAACGGCAGCAGCACATTCACGACCGACAACGAGGAGATTATGAACGCCATTGAGTGCCATTACAATTTTGGCAAGTTGTTCCGCCTCCACAGCGTACAGGGCGAAAGCAAGAAAAATGCTGCAAAGGTAGTGGAAACGCCTGCAAAGAAAGAGGAGAAAGCAGAGGAAAAGCCTGCCGACAATCCTACTCCGGCAGAAGACACAACTGTTACCGACAATGGCGACAATGAGAACGCAGATGCAAACGAGAACGGAGAGAACAACGAGCAGAACGGCGAAGCCCCAACCGAGGGTGGAGAGACCGAGACTGATACTGATGCTGATGCTGATGCCACATTGAAGCAAGTAACAGTCAGCGACCTTGCCGCCGCCAAAGATTACCTCGCAGACAAATTCGGCATCAGCCGTACCACTTTGCGCAGTAAGAAAGCCATTGTCGAGCAGGCAGCCGCTAACGGTATCGAGTTCGTTGGATTGTCATAAAGAGTAATGAGGTATGACAGTCTATCCACTTGATAAGATTGCGGAAGATGTTCGCATAGCACTTGACCAAAATATGTCGAGTGATGCGCTGACAGAAATCGGCGATGTGGACACCCTTGCCCTCAATGACATCATCAAGTCGAAGATTGTTGAGGCTGTCAAGCGCATACACAGCGAAGCACCCCCTCACTTACTTGACGGAGGTCATAATTTCGGCGATGCCGTGTATTGGATGGAACACGAAAGCGGTTGGGTACTCTTACCCGAGGACTTTATGCGCTTTGTAGTGTTCGAGATGGACGATTGGGCGAGACCTGTTTTCACCTGTTCCAACACGGACGACCCCGAATATGAGAAGCAACATTCACGCTTCAAAGGCATACGAGGCACGGCGCAACGCCCTGTCTGTTTCGTTTCGATACGTCCAGAGGGACGTGTGTTGGAGTTCTACTCCTGCAAGAGCGAGGAGGCAATGGTTAGCCGTGCCGTATATCTTCCCTATCCGAAAGTGGACGAATACGGTGCTATCGAGATTTGTCAGCGATGTTACGATGCAGTGGTTTACACCACAGCAGCATTAGTGTTAATCACGTTCGGCGACACGGAGCGAAGCAACGTGTTGAACGAATTGGCTAAATCATCCTTAATATGAGTTCAATAAAGACAACACAGATTGACGGTGATGTTTCCGTTGGTCGCAACGTGGCTGTTGGTGGCAGAGTAACCGTTCAAGGCAGTTCCCAATTCAAAGGGAGTGTAAAGGTGGAGGGTTGGCTTGATGCCAAGAACATCAAAGGTGCGAACAAAGGTATCTTCACGTCAGTAGAGAAATTGAAAGAAGCCTACCCATTGCCTCACGATGGTTGGTGGGCTATTGTCGGAAAGACTCTCCCCGGACCCATTTATGTGGGTGATGGTGGCGAATGGGTTGCCACAGGCGAAGAGGGAGGAAACCCGACCATTGACAGTGAGCAGTACAACGAAGCTGTTGCCGAGTTGCAAAGCGATATGGCGTTGATGCAGCAGGATATTAAAGACATTGAAGATAAGAACAAAGCGCAGGATACGCAACTTACTTCACAGGGCAACAATATCAATGCTATTCAGACACAGGTGAACACTGTTCAGACGACCGCCAACGAAGCCAAGACAAAGGCAAATGCAGTCGGCGCAGAACTCACCGAGTTCAAAAATACGTTAGGAGAAGCAAACGGTATCGCTCCGCTTGGCGAAGATGCAAAAATCCCTGCCACCTATTTACCCGGCTTTGTTGATGATGTAATTGAGTTTGCAGAAGCAGTAGAGAACATTGTCGTTCAACAAAGCGAACTTGGCAGTGTTTCCGAACAAACAAAAGTTGTTTTTCATAAGAATAATAACGTGTTTGTAATTGCTCGTATCGTTGAAGTCGAAACGGAAAACGGCGAGTTGGATACGGAAATTTACTATTATCCTGTGTGGGAAGATAGTGAAACTTGGGGAGTTCAATCCTATAACGGCGTTACCCCCGAGGCAGGTAAAGTTTATGTTGATAAGTCGAGAAATATCACTTATCGTTGGAGCGGCAGCACCCTTGTTGCCATAGGCTCTGACCTTGCGTTAGGTTATACCGCAAGTACGGCTTTCCCCGGCAGCGATGGTAAGAAGTTGCAGGACGAAATGAAAACCGCACAAGGGGACATCAGTAACCTCGGTAAAAGTCTAACAGGCGCAACAAAACACATCATCGCCCGAAGCGTAGTAAATGTAAATCAACTGCTTGGATTGACAGGCAGAGAAATTACATTTGCCGTAGCCCTTGACCGCATTGCCAACTTGGACGGAGCAGACAACACCATTATGATACCGGGCGTTGTATTGACGTTCCTTACTGAAAACGGTTGGCAGTCGAAACAGTGGACTAATACAGCAGATTGGGCTACCGAAAGCAATTGGACTGACTTCGGAGCAAACGGCGAGAGTATTGGCAACACTATCAATGTGAATGCCCTTTGTGATAACATCGAGTATTCATTGAGTACCGCCATTCAAGCCGTACAGAACTTGGAGAGAGAAAGCGGACTTTCCTACTTCAAGAGTGGTGTTGTACTGACATTCAAGACAGCAGACACCGACCTCAACGGCGCACCTGTATGGCTTGCCTATCAGTTCACTCGTGAGGTTGCCGACATCAACCCTGCCGATGAAAAGCCGTGGGTTGCTTTCGGTGGCGGCGGTAGTGGAAATGTTGAGACCGCAGACGTTCCCGAGAAAGGTGGCAAACAAGCCCTTTCGACAGGCGGAGCATACGAAATGCAGGAGAAAGCCATCGGCGGTTTTGATGAGGAAAGCGATGAAGAGTACATCTATTACAAGGCTGTAAACCTCAACGGACAGCAGCTTCCCGATGTTCAAATCAAGATACCGAAGAATACAGGAGGTGGTGGGTCGAGCGAGGACAGCACCCTGTCTATCTATTTCGAGGAAGCCGCTCCTACCGTAGCCTACGGCTCCGATATTCTTGTGAATGTTGCCTTGCGTAGCGTAAGTTACCCGGACGGCAACGAGGTGTTGGGCGTTATCCGTAGCCTTGCTATCATTGACGCAAGCACAGGACTGACATTGTTCAGCGAGAGTATGAACGAAGTCGGCTCGGCAAGTGCAACAGACTTCAAGTTCCAACTTGACTTTACCGAGTATTTCAGCAGTGCCGCATCAAAGAGTTTCTTTGTGCAGGCTTCTGATGCAGACGGAAACACCAAGAAGAAAGCCATTACCATTGTGGCGGTTGATGTTACCGTTGAGCAGCCTATGGCACTCAATTACACAAGCAGTACAGCATTGACCGTAGGCGGTGGAGCAAAGAGCATCGGACAGTTCTATAAGTTCCCGAACAACTCTTCATCTATCCTTGCCGTAGTGGAAATGCTCTACAATGGCGAGTGGAAGAAGTTGGGCGAAGCAACCGTAAGCGACAGTTACACCAAGAGTATTTCTGTCAATCCGAGCAATGTGTTCGGCGGTGGCGAAAGACTTTTGCACGGTGCATATCCTGTACGCATCTATGGCATAGAAACCAAGTCGGGAGTAAGAGGTAACACCATTTACTCTGCCATTATGTGTGTCGATGCCGACAACACGACACCGATTGTTGCTATCCGCTTCAACGATACCAACAACGGCTCGTTGCGCCTGTACGACAACCTCACCGTGGAGGTTGCGGCATATACTTCGGGCAAGACCGAAACGCATATTGACGTGTACTACGGCGAGGAACTTGTAACCTCCGTTGAGGCTATGATTGCCGAGACTATCAAGGTAAACAAGCAGATACAGGGTTACAGCACAGACGGCACACAGCAAATCATTGTACACGCCGAGAGCGGCACGGTATCAACCAATGATATCAAAGTAACCGTACAGGGCAGTGCTATCGGTGCTATCATCAAGGACGGTGCTTTGTTCGGTTTCGACTTTGCAAGCCGTAGCAACAGCGAGAGCGACCACACCATTAAGAACAATGGCGTGGAAATGGTTGTAAAAGGCTCTAACTATTCAAGTAACGGCTTTGTGGATTACCTCGGTGAGCGTTGTTTGCGCACCGCAGAGAATGTAACGGCAGAGATTATCGGCTATAACCCATACGGCAATTCAGCCACAGAGCGTACGACAGGTAATGCCATTCAGTTTGCCTTTGCTACCAAGAACATCAAGGATGCAAATGCGAAACTCATCGAGTGCTACGACCCAGATAGCGGAGCAGGTTTCTATGTGTGCGGCAATAAGGCTGCTATCTACTGCAAGACAGGACAACCGACATTGGTAGAGCGTTCGTTCAAGTGTGCCGAGAAACACACAATGGCGGTAGTCGTTGAGCCATCCACCATCTATGTAACACGTGGTGGCAGCAACTACTCCTGTATCAAACTGTACTTGGACGGTGAAGAGGTCGGCTGTATCGGTTACATCAGCAACAGCGGTGCTATCCTCAATAGCAAGACAATCACATTCAATGGCACAGAGGGCGATTTGTACCTATACTATTTCCTTGCCTACGATAGCCATTATGAGTGGGCGCAGGCATTTCAGAACTACCTGTGCAAACTTACCGACACTACCGCTATGATTGCGGAGTATGAGGCAGAAGATGTGCTTGACACGCAAAACCGCCCGACACTCGAAAAACTCAAAGAGAAAGGTATCCCGTACTATGTTGTGGTACAGGAACAACAGACCTTTGACACCTTTGACGGCGATATTGATACAAGCAAGAAGTTCAGTTGTACGCTGTACTACTACCACCCGACAATGCCTTGGCGCAGCTTCAAGGCTGTAAATGTTCAGTGGCGCAGACAGGGTACAACCTCGGCAAAACGTCCTATCAAGAATGACCGCTTCTACTTGCGTAAGAATGACGGTTGGGAGGTAACGCCTATCTACCCGGACTACACCAACGAGGACGCATTGATTTCATACGAGTTGATGAAACTCGGCTATGTTCGTGTGGGCGAGAACTCAATCCCTGTAAGTATCATCACTGTAAAGGTGGACTACTCGGACAGCTCGGGTGCTAACGACTGCGGTGTTTGCGACTTGATGAACGCTACTTATCGTGCGCTCGGCAGCAACTATCTGACCCCTGCACAGCGAGCCTTTGACGGCACTTGGACGAAAGGCGATGTCAAACTGACAGGCTTGCAGATGAACCACTCCACAGCCAACCACCCGATTGCGGCATTCCGTTCGACAATGGAGAGCCTCACAGATGCTTGGTTTCACGCAAAGGGCAATTGGAAAGAGGATAAGAACGAACAGGTTGCACTCGGCTTCCTCGATACTCCGGGCTACAACTTGGGCTGTGTAAACTACGGTGATTTCATTGAGTATTTCGGTAAGGAGGGCGAAAGCCTTGACGAAATTGAAATGCGCTTCAAGAATGACAACACCACCGACAAGAGCCAACTCTACCTGTTGTCGCTCTACTGTGGCGAGAACTATCGCTTTATGGCATACGAGAGTGGAGCGTGGACGGCACAGAAAGGCGAAATGAAGCAGGTAAACGGCAAGTGGCAGATTACAGGTAAGGTACTTAACCCTGTGAGCGGTTACGAGTTGTTGAGTTATGACGGCTTGAATTGGTGGCAAGGCGTTGGCAGCATTGCCGATATGATGGAGCCTACCACCGCCGAAGCATCTTGGGTTACCAAATTGAAACTCGGACAGCCTACATACCCGATGTGGACTCGATATTTCGAGTGTATGATTGACGATGACCAACTGCAAGAGGACTTGGCAATGGGTCGCAAAGTTCCATACGACCTGTATCAGATGTTGGTGTTCTGTAATAGTTGCGACTATTCAAAGGCTGAACTTGCCGACACTTGGCAGAACATTTGGAAAACGCAGATGTGGAAATTTGCCAATCCGTACTCTCTTGTAGCATACTACCTCTTTACTGACTACCTTGCCGCCGTTGACCAACAGGCGAAGAATATGCAGCCTATGTGGTTCTTGGAGGACGGTTGTAGCGTAAAAGACGGTGTGTATAGCGGTGCGAACGGTATGAACGCACGCCGTATGTACTGTAACAAGGTGTACGACTGCGATACCTGTAACGGAAAGGACAATGACGGTGGACAGACCATTGACCCCGAAGTTGACCCCGGGGACTTGACAAGCAGCGCATACGCAGGACGTGGCTCTGTGCTTTGGAACAACATCAGAGGACAGCAGACAATGGACGTTGACCAAAACGGCAACACCATTACCCTGTTGGCAATCGCCGACACTATGCGTTCATTGCCGGACACACTCGGCATTGGTGCAGGACCATTCTCGCCAAAGGGTGCTTTGCACTACTTTGTTGATGAGCGTCTGAAGAAGTGGCCAAAGGTTGTTTCAAGTTTTGACGGAGAGCGTAAGTACATCAAGTACACAGGTTATAGCGACATCTATTTCTATGCTCTGCAAGGTCTTGGCTTGACATCGCTTCCTGCGTTCATCGAACAGCGTTGGCGTATCAGAGACGGTTACTACCGTTGCGGCGACTTCAAGGCTGAAAGCGGTTATATCGGTGGTCGTATCGGTGCAAAGGACGGTGCAGTAATCCGCTTCAAAGCAGCCAAGACAGGTTATTTCGGTATCGGTAACGATAGCGGTAACATTACCGAGGGTATCTACTTGCAGGCAGGCGAAGAGGGCGTGTTCAGCAACTTCCAACACGGCGAAAACATTATGCTCTACATATACCAGGCAGACCGTATGAGTATGCTTGATTTGAGCGAAGTGAGTATCGACCCACAGTTCGGTAACACCTTGTCGAAAATGGCTCTCTTGCAAGAGTTGTATTTAGGTAGCGAGACACACGCCGATTGGACTATGTCGCCCGGTAACACAGGCTATATGACCAATCTTGATTTGGGCGATATGCCATTCTTGCGTGTGCTTGATGTGCGCAATACAGAGGTGCAGACGATGAACGCATCGAAGTGTCCTCGCTTGGTATCGGTATATGCGGAAAACACATCGCTTTCTACCATTACCCTTGCCGAAACATCGCCTATCAAGGAACTGACACTGCCCGACACTATGACCGAGATTGTACTGAACAATCTGCCAAACTTGACATACCCCGGTGGATTGACCATTGCAGGTATCAACAAGGTGGTGAAAGTCTTTGTGAACAACTGCGCCCACATCAATACAATGACCTTGTTGGAGCAGATTACAGAGGCAAGCGCATTGAAAACCGTGCGTATTCCCAATGTAAATGTGTCGGCAAGCGTTGATATGCTTCGTAGCATTAAAGATAGCGGTTGTATCGGTCTTGATGCAAACGGCAATGCCTACGATGAGAGCGGACAGTGTAGCGGTATTACAGGACGTTGGATATTGACCGAACTTATTGAGGATAGCGAGGTAGCAGCTTTGCAGGACTACTTTAAGGAGTTGAGCATCTATAACGCCCAATTCTCGCAGGTTATCTTCAACGATGAGGAAGAAGATACCTACAACATCACCAATATGGATAACAAGACAGGTTATCTGTTTGGCAATACCTATCAGAAGAGCGGACATTTCGCACGTATCGAGGCGGCAAGCCACGCCTACCGAGCCATCTATGATGCAAGTGCAGGTGCGATGAAATGCCGTCAGTTGAGCGATGCCGACTACAACTATTTTGCAGACGGAACAGAACTCGACTTGAGCGATACATCGGGCGAGGGCTTTGATATTATGAAGCGTTTGCAGCCTTATTGGTACAAGGGCGTGAACGACTACAAAAACCAGCAGAAGCATTTCTTCGCCTCATCGCAGGAAAGCGAGCCAATGAGTACCGCCAACAAGGTAACCCGAAAGAAATTGAGCGAAATTCTGTTGCAGGAACTCTCCTCCGTGTTCGTTTCGGGAAACAGCGTAGGCAGTCCGTTGGTAATTACCGAGAATGCCAACCACAACACCTATTCGATAGACGTTGAGGGTATGAAGCAGGTACGCTTCCCCGGTGTCAATTCGAGTGCAGTAGGTGGTGCTTTCGTGGATGAAAACGACAATGTGGTATCGTTGTTCAATATGTACGTTACACATTCTCTGTTTGACTTCACACCGGGCGAATACATCTTCTGTGATGTTCCGCAGGGTGCTAAACGCTTTGTGTTCTCTTCTCAGACAGGATTGGACGACATTGAGACCATTGCCGTAGATAGCAATGCCATTGAAGCCATTGAGCCTGATTGGGTACATACTCCCGACCGCCTCATCGGTGTATATGGTGCATCGGTGGACGGACTGATGCGTCTCCGCTCTATCAGCGGTGTCAAGTCGAAAGTTGGTACAGGCACAGCACAGACAAGTAGCGAATGGACGTATGACGACAACGGAAAGGTTACCAATGTAACCGCTCCGAACGTAAAGAACTTCACGTGCAAGGATTTCCAAAACCTCGCTATGTTCCGTAGAAATGGCTACCAAGTTATTGACTACGAAATGAGCAAGGATATTGCCAACCTTGTAATGGCATTGGTGGGAACACGTGATATTCAAGCATACGCAGGCTACGGTTGCGGCGTAGGTTATACCACAGGTGCAAACTCTCTGAATACCTATGGCAATCAGACACGCAAGTATTCGGGTAGCAATATCGGTAACTTGATATTCGGTATTCAGAACTTCGTAGGCTGTAACTATGAGTGGACTGACAATGTAGCGGTGAACGTGGTATCGTTCAAGTCGTTCTTGAAGAACAAAGGCGTTGCCATTACTGCCGATGTGGTTGATAGAGTTTGGCATATCTACGACCCTGTAACCGACACAGAACGTACCGTACAGGCTTGTGCAGCCACCACAACGCACTATACTATTGGTCGTGTTCGCTTCGGTCGTTACTGTGATTACATCGCATCGAGAATGACTACTGACAATTCAGCCTATAATCAGTGGTACACCGACAGTTACTACTATTCGGGTGAGAAAGCCCGTGTGGTTGGTCGTGGCGGTTACGGTGCGAATGCGTACTGCGGTCTCGTTTGTGCGCACGCGTATAGCGCGTCTTCGGGCTCGGTCACGAACTACGGCTCTCGGCTCGCCTTCATCGGAAAAATCGAAATTGAGTAAAGCGATGGAAGCGAAAAGAACGAAACACGTCAGAGTGAGAGACCCTGTAAGGGGTCTGCTCACTCTCCCTGTTACCGCCCGGCAAAAGGCGTCGAGAAAAGAAATGAAAGTTTAACGGCAGTCGCAGGACTGCAAAAAAGGTAGAGTGTCTCCATAGCCGTGTGGTTGGTCGTGGCGGTAACAATGCGAATGCGAACTACGGTCTCGTTTATGCGAACGCGAATAACGCATCTTCGAACTCGAACACGAACAACGGCTCTCGGCTCACAATCAAAGCAAATAAACGTGGGTGTTGTTCGCCACGCTTATATATAATCGTTCCAACTGCACGGCTACGTGTAGCCACCGCAGGGAGCGAGAGACACGAGCCTCGGCAACCCTCTCCGAAAGGAAGAAAGCCGGAACATAACTGAGTGCCTTGAAGGCATAGAACAATATGGAAAAGACAATATTCCCTCTGAACAATCTGATGAGCAAGATTGCCACGAGGGAGAATGTAGAGGAAGCCTTTGACTACGTTGTCAGCCACCTCGAATGCAAGGAGCAGCGAGAGAAATACTACCCTCAACGAGAGAAGATGTGTAGCAAGCTGCTGAAAGACTTGGCAGACGGAACATTCCGTATTACCGAGTTCAATGAAATGGAGGTCAAGGATGGTCCGAAAATAAGGCGAGTGCAAGCCCCACGAGTATATGGACGTGTCGGTTGCCACGCCATTATGGTGATTGTTGAGAAATACACTTACCCTACGCTCATCAAGAACACGGCGGCGAGTATTCCCGGACGTGGTATGCATTGGCTACATCACATTGTAGAGACCGATGTAAAGAGTGTGCCGGAACTGACGGTACACTACTATCAGTGCGACATACACCATTACTATGACAGCATCGAGCAATGGAGAATGAAAGCATTGATAAGGGAATACATCAGCGACCCTGTATTGCTTCCAATACTTGACAACTTTATTGAGTTGCTCCCCGAGGGCATTTCAAAGGGACTACGTTCCTCTCAATGTTTCGCCAACCTGTTCCTGTCGAAATTAGACCACCTTATGACATCGAAGGTTGCATCATACGAGTTGGAGCAGAAAGACGGCTCTTTTGAGGTGCGCTACCTGTATTACCGCTATTGCGATGACATTGTGATGTTGGCAAGCAGTAAAAAGGAGTTGTGGCGGTTGAGGAACATTCTTGTTGCCCACGTTGAGGCTATCGGGCTGAAGGTAAAACCCAACGAGGCAGTAAGACCGCTTGAAGAATGCGGACTTGATTACCTCGGCTATGTGGACTATCGCACCCATTCGCTGATACGAAAGCGAACGAAACAGAAAGCAGCCCGACACTTGGCCAAGGTGAAATCGAGAAAGCGCAGGCAATCCATTGTCGGCTCATTCAAGGGAATGGCGTGCCACGCAGATTGCAAACATTTGTATTATAAACTAACAGGAAAGAAAATGAAAAAGTTTGGAGAATTGGGTGTAACCTACACCCCGAAAGACGGAAAGAAAAGATTTCCGGGTAACACTGTAAGACTTGCAGCCATTCAGAACATACCCATTGAGGTACACGACTATCAGACGGATATGAAAACACCTCACGGAGAGGGTCGTTATCTCGTTTCGTTCAAAGACAAACAGACTGAGCAATGGGGCAAATTCTTTACCGCCTCGGAGGAAATGAAGAATATCCTTGACCAGATAAGCGACATTGAGGACGGTTTCCCATTTGAGACCAAAATCACAAGTGAGCGATTTGACGGCAACAAGGTAAAGTACAGTTTCACATAAGCGTAACAAGATAAACAACTGAAAAAAGGCGGAGCAAGTATTTTTGTAGAAACTAATTAGTGCATCGCAATGGAAAAAAGATACGGAGCCACCGAGAGGCACGACCGCCTAATGAAAATCGGTCGCAACAAATGGGAACTGATATACGGTTACGGGACTGACGGTGTATCGGGTTGGACTTATAGGGAGCGTTTCACACGTAAGCCTACGATGGAGGAGATAAAGGAGATTATCATCGCCCAAATCAACCGCAACGTAGAGGAAAAGATATTGTGCGGTTTGGTGTGGAAAGATATGCCTATATGGTTGTCCACAGAAAACCAATTCAACTACAAGGCTGCATACGACTGTGCGAGAGATACAGCCGGACAGTCATTGCCTGTGAAGTTCAAGTTCGGCACAGACGAAGAGCCTGTATATTACACGTTCACCACCTTTGAGGAGTTGCAGGAGTTCTATATGACCTCGTTGCAGTTTGTTCAGCAGGTGCTTGATGAGGGTTGGGCAGAAAAGGACGGTCTTGATTTGAGTGTATTCACTTTATAACAGCAACAATATGAAGAAACTTATCGAATGGATTAAGCAAAGCAACAGGTGGAAACACCTTGCAGGCGGCTACCTTATAGGACTTTGTGCCGACACGAACTATTGCGCCGCCTATACCTCTGTGATTGCAGGTGCTTGTCTTGAATACAAGGACAAGGCGACAGGCGGCAAATGGGATTGGATTGACTTCGGGCTGACCGTAGGCGGTGCAGTTCTTGGGCGTGTAACTCGACTAATCATTGGCGTGCTATGAATGAGGTACAGGGTGTAACGGAGATTGCGGAGGGTATCAGCAACTTCGGGATTATGATTGTGATTTGCGCAGCTTTCATTGTCCTTTCGCTGTTGATGTGGGTAGCCATTTTCAAATGGTTCAAGAGCATCATTGACAACACGATGAAGAACAATGCCAAAGTGATGAACGAGTTGCTGAAAAAGACTGACGCACAGAATGAGTTACTGAATGACATTGCAGACGGTATGCGACCTGCCACGCTGTTGCAGATTAAGAACATATCGAACACGTGTTTTGACTTGGCTGTGGAGCGTGTGTGCCGCATCATCAAAAAAGTGCGTGAGGAAAACAACATCATTAACAAGGAAGCAACCAAAGCGAAGATACGGACATTGCTCTGCAACTTGCACGAGGACAGGAACAGCCGCTTTGACAACCACCGATACAGAGGCAAGACCTTGACACAGTACACTGCCCCCGAATGGATTGATTGGGTTGCAGAGATTGTAGAGAGTGAGGTATATGCCGAGACACAGAATAATGCAAGAGCCTTTACCAACGTGGAGGCTGTCTATTCAAAGATACGACTTGATTTCTACCACCGATTAACCGATTAGGATATGAAGATACTTATTGACAACGGACACGGCAAGAATACACCAGGCAAGAGAAGCCCGGACGGAAAGTTTAGGGAGTACCTCTATGCACGTGAGATTGCCGAAGCCATTGAGGGCGAATTGAAGTTCTTGGGTTTAGATGCAGAGCGTATCGTAACCGAGACGGAAGATATTTCCCTTGAAGAACGTGCAAGGCGAGTGAACGAGATTTGCGGACGTTTGGGCGCAGAGAACGTTGTGCTTGTTTCCATTCACTGCAACGCATCGAAAAACAGCGAATGGGGCAAGGCTCGTGGTTGGAGTGCCTATACAAGCAAAGGCAAGACCAAGAGCGATGAACTTGCCACTATGCTGTATGTGGAAGCCGCAAAGAACTTTGCCGGGCAGACACTACGCAAAGAGTTTTCGGACGGCGACCCCGATTGGGAGGAGGGTTTCTATGTGCTGCGCAAGACGAAGTGCCCTGCTGTGCTGACTGAAAATTTCTTTATGGACAATGAGCAAGACCTTGCCTACCTCACATCGGAGGAGGGACGTGAGGCTATCATCAGAACGCACGTTGCCGCATTGACAAATTGGGACTATAAGTATGGAAAAGGTTAAGAACATAGCACTGTTGCTGTTCTTGGCGGTGTTTGTCGCTTCGCTATGCCTCAATGTGCATCATTACACAATGAGAGAGCAAGAGCCATACAGAGACACCATAAGGACTACATTTGTGGACACTATTCCATATTACAAGCCTATTCCGAAAGAGGAAAAGCCATTGGGGAACATTACTGCGAAATTGCCTGTAAGCGTTCCCAAATTGCCCGAAAACGTGCAAAAATTTCCCGAAAGCGGCAAAAACTTGCAGGATAGTGTACAGAATTTCGGTAAAAGCGTTCCCGATGACCATTTCGAGGATATGGGCGAAAAGGTTACTCCCGATAGTGCCGATGTAGTTGTTCCCATAACGCAGACCGTATATGAGGACAGCACCTATACGGCGTACGTCAGCGGTTACCGTGCGAGCCTCGACAGCTTGATATTCCGAATGCCACGAGAGGTAACAACCATAACGAACACCCATTACCAAAAGCCGAAGCGGTGGAGCATTGGCATACAGGTGGGATATGGAATGACATTGAAAGGCACGCCGCAGTTTGCCCCATACGTGGGTATAGGTGTGTCGTATAACCTATTTAGTTTTTGAGTATGGAGATAACATTGAAAGTGAACAAAGAGACTGTGTATGATGAAGTGGCGAAGACCACCGAATACACAGGTGCAAAGATGGACGATGAACACGCATACGAAGTAATCTCGACCACCGATGAGGACAAAGCGATGCTTGAACGCTTTTGGAACGAGTGTAAGAATATGATTTGCAATTCGCTGAAAAAGGTGCTTGTTTCGGAGGTGGAGGCAGAGGGCGAGTATTCATTGACATTGGGACTATCTACCGCCTTTGATGAGAGCCTAACAGAGAGTATGCAGCGTAGTCTGTTTTCGTTCTTTGTGATGAACATTACCGCCAAATGGTACACTTTTGCCAACAAGAGCGAGGCGACCGGGTATGCTACGGAGGCTGCAACATACATTGAGGACATAATGCGTAAGGCATTCTTCAAGAAGAAGCCGACACGCCCGACATACGACTAATTTATTTACTCACTTAATTTTTATAGATATGGCAGAGAACAAAAAGACAATCACAGTTACCCAAAGGGTTAAGGAACTTATCTTTGACATTCAGAACAAAGCATACTTGACCGGACAGGCACGTGAGGCTGAGGGTAAAAAGAGTTATGAGGCTGCATCTAATATGCAGGCGAGCGATGATGTGGAGAACTCCTATCAGATACGCCGTTCGTTGGCAAATGCTTTCTCGGCACTGAAAAGCCTGCTCGGAGAGTATCTGTCGGAGGATAAGACTACAAGCGACAATCTCATCAACACGGAGATTGACAATGACGGCACGCTGACTATGGCGTTCGACTTGCCAAGCAACTACAACAACGCATCGGCAGACAGTCTTGGCAACGGCATTCACGCATACTTGGTAGATATGGCTCTGGGCGATTGGTTTGCTATCACCAACAAAGAGGATGCAGACACCTACATTTCGCACTCGGCTGTGAGTTTGGAGAATGTGAAGCGTGCATTGTATAAACGCAGTCGCCCCGAACGCCCGACATACTAATGTATCCTTGTTGTAACAGTCAGCAGCAGACAAAGCCTGTAACGCTGACATTCAAACGCTCGGAACTGTTATATGATGCAGCGAACTACTCGTTTGTTGAGGGCGACATAATGAAAGCAGACGATGAACACGCACGGCATCAGGTGTTCGACATAGCGGAGAAAGGCAACATAGACCGTGTTACAAGGGTGCTTAACCTTGCTCACGCTGAATGTGTGGAAATGCTGTTCCCCTACACCAAAGAGGAGATAGCAGACGGACAGGAGGCACTAAACGATGTATTGACAGCCCCCGAGGAATACCACATCGTACTGAACTTGCCCGTAGGCTTTTCGCTCACTACCGTAAGATTGCTGCAAAATCTGATACACGAATACCTTGTTTGTAGGGTGCTTGCCGATTGGATGAGCATTACCAATCCGAACAGTGAAGCCAATTGGGAGAGGAAATTCGAGAGCCTGCGAAGCAAGATAAGAACATCGCTTGTGTCGAGAACAGGCAAGGTAAGGCGCAAATGTAAGCCGTTTTAAGAAACAAGAGCCGAGGTGCATCACGCATCCCGGCTCTCTTCATTATTAACCTTAAATCTAACTATGAGAAACAAAATCATCGTACTTGGTTTGTCATACGTGGCTCATATACTACTGTGCAACCGTATATGCTTTCGCCCCTATCGAACTTGCATACAAGGGCAAGACGGAACGCCTTGTACGGTGTACCTCTGAAACCTCGCATAATCTTATCTACGCTGCTCCATACGGTATGCCAATGTATGAGGTCGTTGGAGCCATACAGCACCTGCTGAACGTGTGTAGAACGGAACATACCACGCTGAATAATGGTGTTGATTGTCTTGAACATATTGGGGTCGTCAATCTTGAACGGTCGTGTGATGATGAGTGCTGTGATGTTCTCTGCCACAGGCTTTGAGAAATCCACGAGTTTTGCACCGTCAGCCATTGCAAGGGCTTCGGGATAGGAATTGACGTTATCCACTATGTCGGAACGCATCATACCCCACGTTTGAGACTTCAATGAATAGACGTAGGCATATCGGACCGCAGGGTTATAAACGATGAGGTGCTGATTGGTGTAGTCGTACACCATTCGGCAGCCTTGCAGAAACTCATTGAACGGCAGCAGGGTTATATCGGCAAGGGTTACCTGTTCGCTTTCATCGGCTTTCCCATTGAAGATGTTGATTAGTTTGTCGCACTTCGGCAGGTCGGCAATGCTGAACAGTTCCTCCGTGTTGAGGCGGTCGGATATACATTGTACTGTTGAGCCGCTGATGTGCATAATGCCCCTGTCGGTGGCAAACAGCACGGCACTATCTATCTGTGTGATGCTATCGGGATTGATAACGACATCACGTGTGATAGGTTGCTTTGCGGAGTACGTTCCTGTGGCTGATACCTCCAACGCCCACACTCCCTCCGAGGTGAACGCATAGAGTGGGAACTGTCCGAACTGACCCTCGGACAATGCTTTTGCGGCAGCACAAATGCCGAGAATGTTTCCTGTTCCTACGGTGTTGATGCCGAGTACCGGGAAATAGAACGGGTTGTTTACCTCGGAGGTGTAGATTTTGTTGGTAACTTCAATCGTTCTTTCTACATCACTCGACACAGAGGGGATACTCGTTGCTTCTGTGCTGACATCGTCCCAACCACCGAAATAGAATGCACCATTCAAGAAATCGTGTTTCTCCAATGGTATATCACTGAAATAGTTGTTACGTTCAATGATAGCCTTATACGCATTGGCATTCGGGTAATAGAAGAACAGCAACGGCATATTATATCCAAATTGACCGTATTCACTTCTGACGACAATATCTTTACCGTCTTGCTTGATGAACACATAAACGCCAACACTGACTCTAATATCCATCATAGTAGGTGTAGCATCAGACCAATTCGCAACATATCCATCGCTGTGATTGAATAGCGAATAGGCATTATGACCTCTGAACAGTACTTTTTTCAAGTTTGCCACGTTCAAACGGCTGTTGTATGGAAATGAATACTGCGGTATGATTTTATCGTGGCTGTCGTAGTCATCGGTCATAACCTCACGAGTAACGAGCGACTGCAAATAATCCTCCTCAACCGTAATCAATTTGCGCTCCATTGAGAGCTGTTCAATCTTAATACTTTCGAGGAAGTAGAACTGCGAACAGTTCTTGATGTCGCTTTTCACATCATCGACACTACGGCGAGGGAGCATCAAACGTCCCGATGGATATGTAAAGGTGCTTGGATTGTATGTAAAGGCATACAACTTGCTGAACTTGTTGAACTGATAACGCAATGGATATGTCGTTGTGCTTGCTGCTTGATTAGTATGTTTGCATACACAGTAACAATCGCTATTATCCACGTTCTTAAACCCTGTACACTCGCCGTTTTGGTCGTAGGTGTATATTGGTTTGGATATGAATATATCAACCGAGCGTACAATGTCTTTCCAATTCTGAATGTTTGTCAAAGAATACTGATTGACTGCGGCGAAATCGACCTTATGCAACATTCCTACAACTTGCAACTTTGCATTTGTGTACGAGCCTTTACCTGTGATATGAGTCCAAAAAACCTGCGGAGCAAGGTCGGAGGAAGCAATCATCAAGATAGGGGCAGAATGCTTGGTCAATGAGCCGTCATACAAGCGATAGGCGTAACGCAATAGGAATGGATAGATGAACTTCCCCTTATTGGTGGAGTTGTCCGCAATGAATTTGTTTACCTTGGCCAACACTTGGCTTGTAACCTTTGTCTTGTTTGCATCGGTAAACTCATTCCATATACTGCCCTCGCTAATACTATCAAAAGAAATCTCAAATTCGTCCGTTCGTACCATTTCTCCCTGCAAGCCGAAAGACAAGGGACACTCTGGTATTTCTGTACCCAAATACAAATATCCCTCGGAAGTTCCTTTCCATAGGAAATAGTGCATACCGTCAGAAGCAAGAACGATAAGTGTATTGCCCACTGCCGTTACTTGATAGATAGTCGTTGTAAACGTGCGTAGCGATGCAGGTGTGTTTGTCTCCTCTCCGTCCCACCATTGCAGTGAGCCGTTTGTTTTGAGAATGATGTAATGCCTAAAATTGGCTGTTTCGTGTATATACTTGACAGCAGCTCCGCTTTCGAGTTGCAGAACTAATGACGGCGGCAGCACAGGTTTCATTGTGCCGTCCTCCTGTATCAACCCCATTGTGGTAGCCAAGTCGCCATCGGCACATTCATAGTCCGAGGGATTGGCTGAATATCCGTTGTATTTAATCTCCTTAATCATAATATATACTTAATGATGATTGGTAATGCTGTTCCGTAGTGCTGTAACTCGACAGGAGTGCCGCAGCACAAACGCACCTTGTCGCCACCTCCGCACCTTGACATAATGTAACGGCAAAGAGTGATTGATGAGGCTACGCAATGGTGTCCGTTCTTGTTGGAGCGGAACACCATACCCTCGTGCTTGCCGACAACAGGCGCACGATGCTTGACGTACAAATAGGTTTCGCCTGTTCCCTCCATTATATCAACAACATCGCCGTGTGCCAAGCCAAGCGACTTTGACACACGAGCGGATATGTTGATACGTCCCCCACGATGAAAGGTAATATCAGCCTTGCGTGTATTTCCTAATATGCTTTGCATCGGGTCGGTCGAATTGATAATATAACTTACCTTGTGCCGTGCGGCAGACAGAGACTGACAATTTGACACGTTGTGTGGCATTCAGTCCGTAGTTATAGAGGATATGACCGACAGACGGACAGAGCGTTTCAAATCCGATGCATTGATATTTGTCGTTGTACTGAATATCGCACATCTGTGTTGGTTGCTCTATACCGGGATTGGTCATAAATCCAAAACTCTGCTCTACCTTGAACACGAATACACGAGCCTCATCGCCCTCGTGGGCGTTGTCCTTGATGTGATTGAACAACGCCTTTGAGAGTGTAACAGAGTTATCGGCAGGGTCGGCAATGACGTAGTACCGAAGCGACTGCCACCATTTTTTTACTTTCTTGAATATCATAGCCCAAAGATAAATGATGAACGAAATACAGGCAGTTTAACTTTTTACTGCCATTTCTACACTTACCTTACGGGACCGGAACGACACCGTTTCAACGAAGCGGAACGACAGTGTTGTTTCAATTTCCCTGCGGTGGTTTTCGGCAGCTTCACGAGTGGCGAAGATGTACGAGCAAATTTCCTGTTTGGCTACGCCTTTGGTGGCGATGATGTTGGCGTAATACTTACGTCCGAGAAGAAATGCAATGATTTCTGTCAATACTGTTGAGTGCATAATAATGTTATTTAATCGTTAAACAAATTGGTCTGTTTCGGTTGTTGAGGTGTTCCGATGATGTTATTCACACGCTCAATCTCTTTGTCAATCTCGGTTTCGAGAGCCTTGCTGTTACGCAGGGCGGTTTGGTTGCGAGTTTTGAAATACTCCTTTTGAGCCTTACGCATAAGGGCAACCTTTTGGAAGAATGTTTTTGCGTCCATATCAAGCAGCGTTCTTAAAGTGTTCTTTGAGTTTGGCACATAGAGCCTCACACCAACGGCGAGCGATGGTAACCTCTACGGCATTGCCGATATACTTCTTTTGCTCCGCCTGTGTTCCTACCAACACATAATCCTCGGGAAAGCCCATAATCTTTTTGAGTTCGGGAATTTTGAGCATACGCATTGTAATTTCCACAATGCCATACAGAGCCATAAACTCCTTAATCTTTACCATCATAGGAGTGTCGGTATCGTAGATGCAGTATTTGTAACCTTCTTCGGTAGGAACAATAAAGTCGGGTAACTCGTTGCTCTGTGTTGAGGCTTCCACGAGGTAAGGCGGCATCTTATCCATTCGGGCAATGAGCGTGAAGCAGGGCTTATCTATGGAACTGCCCTTTGACTTGTATTGAGGATTGAGAAGAAACCTCTTGACGGTTACCAAAGAAATCTTATCCTTTGTTGTCAATGTAGGAGCAGGCTGTTCGCAAGAACGATTAGAGCCATTACCATAGTGGACCGATATAAATGCGTGGTGGTCTTTGCAGGTGATTGCTCCAGCAGGTGCTTCGACCGATACATTTTTGCTCATTGGGTCGCCGCTGAACTGCTTGGACAGGAACTGTACCTTTGCCAAACCGAGGCGGTTTTGCGTGGCGACAGTTGGGCAAGGCTCATCAATGGACGGAGGTATGTGTTTGCCTGTTCTCTTATTGACTGAATTGTATTTGACGATAAAGGCTTCTTTGCCCTCGGCAACAAACTTTATCAGCCCTGCGTAGATACGTTCCAATGTAGCCTCAACGAGTGGCTTTTTGCGCCCGAAGATGCTATCGCCCTCATCATCGAAGTCCAGGCACTCACGCACAGGTCGCCATTTTTCCAATGTCCCGAACAATGAAGATGTACCCTCCTTGCTGTGTGTGGCTTCGGGGAATGTGATTGGTAAACCTTTCTTGCCGAAGATACCAAAGAA